TTGCGTAAGTTCAGACCACCCAGACCTCCAAGAGTCAATCACAAACCTGACACCTCCCTGATACAACATGGTACAAGCAAGGAGGAGTTAGATCTCCACAAGACTATCAATCTCCTAATACCGGGAGTTAGAACCATTAAAGGAGATAGAACAGTATTAGAGGGCAGAGAGATAGACATATATATACCTAAATATAGATTAGGGATAGAATACGACGGCCTAGCATACCATTCGGAGGGCAAGACCCGAGACTATCATCTCTGGAAGACAATAACAGCAGCCAAGAAGAGGGTAAGGATTATACACATATGGTCAGATCTATGGACTAACCGAAGAGCTCAAGTTGTAGACTTCTTAAGTAAGGTACTAGGTAGGACAACAACATTACCTTATAGTGAGTGCACAATTGGTGAAGTTGGGGTGGCTGAAGGCAGTAAGTTCCTTAATGCAACACACATCACAGGTTGCGATCCGAGGGCACAAGTATTTATAGGCATATATTACAAGAACTATCTAATAACAGTAGCCTCCTTTATAAGGGATGAGGCGAGTTGGACATATCTTCAGAAGGCCGATAGAACTACATGTTGTATAGAGGAGGACTTAGTACACATATTTGAGTATATAAGGACTCACTACAATGTCACGACCTTTAGAGCTACTATAGACAGATCCTTATTTGATGGTAGTGATTTAAGACAACTTGGCTTTAGAGTAACAGAGTGTACCCCACCTAATGCTCATTGGACTCAGAATTACAAGTCTCGAGTATTGCAGGAGGGATACACAGATGATCAGATGATAAGCAAGGGGTATCATAGATTCTATGATTGTGGTGAACTTATACTAGAGTGGTGTCCTATTACTCAAAGAAGTAATCCCAAGTCTTAGTAACACTAGCATCAGGATCGGACATCCACTCATAAGCTATCATATCAACACTATCGGAGTTCATCATACAACTACACCAATAATCAGCCAAGCACATAGCTAGTACAACGTAGTAGTCGTAGTCGGTATAAGTACTATTAAGTTCAGGTGCCGAGAACCCCTGTTGCATTGCATGATCTCTTGCTACACTATAAGCTCTTTGAACTCTAGATCTAGCTTCACTAGGTGTTATACCTTCGAGTAGTTCATGCATAGATTTAGTAACAGGCGCCATATGATCTATTACATACTTAGAGGTAGTCTCATCGAAGTGTTTATCATTGAATATGCCACACTGTCTTATGATTTCCTTTTCGACAACTTCAGGCATATCTTTATGTAGTCTATCTAGTAGGCGTGATATAGAGTCCACAGAGCATTTCATTTTAGGGCTATTTAGATCTACAATTTCTATGTATTTTGTCATTTTTAAGATTTCCCTTTTGCATTTTAATAGATACCCGCTACAGTACCCTTAATTAACTTATACAGTGTTTCTATATCCTTTGAAGATAAGGTAAGTGACCCTATAATAGGCACGGGCTGATTTATAGGCCCAACCTTCTCAGCTATTTCGTGGAACGTATCATACAGACCATCTAGCTCAATATTATTATTTTCATCTAGGTATCCACTACTCATTAAGGTTGTTCTATTCTTATTTATGTAATCCTTAGCTGTTGGCGCGAAGATTCTAACTGCAGCAGGTATACACCACTTTCTCCAGTCATCTATTTTAGGACATAATTCTTGCACAGCGAACGCATATGCACCATCTTCAAAGTTCTTTATACTTACTTTCATTCTTAATTAATCTCCTAGTAACGGGTTTATTATTCTTCAACCATAAGAGGAGGTGTTAGCTCCTCTTATTTTTCCTTTTAGACTTTTTCTTAAGTCGTTGAACCTGTTGTTGTTGAGGTTGGATTGGTCCAGCTATTGTATAGGGGCATTGGATTTGGACATACGTTACCAGATGGGATAACCATTTTAGTTAGACTCTGTAACTGAGCAACCTGACCCTGCAAGCATCCAATATTAGCAGTATTTGTAGCATTATATACAGCCTGCTGTGTGAACCTATTATTATAATCTGCCTCGAACTGTCTTCTCCAAGTATCGAAGTAAGTATAGATCTCTAATCCTTTTTGATCGACTGCCTTCTCCGCTTTTCCTAATGCGATTTCCTGTTCAAGTTTAGCAATCTGCATATCCTTAGCGGAGTCGTATCTTGTAACATATTCGTCTTCTGCATGAAGAGGTGTACCATTAACCATTCCCCTGCCTCCAAACACATTACCCAAGCCATTAAGTAGATTAGGGCCCAATACACCAAGACCTGTTCCAATTGCACCTAATGTAACACCGAGATTACCTTTGCCATTACTAGCATAATTAATTTCTGCCATTTTCTTCCTTTCTCCTTTAGAGTTTCTCGTAGAGATTCTATTTCTCCCTTCTAGCTAGCTATTACTTCTCTCTACATTATATTTGGTCTTTTTAGGATTCTAGATAGTGGCATGTGTTTTTATTTTTGTTTTAAGTTTGTGTTAGATTTAATTGAGTATTGTTTTAATTTTGTGACATTGCTGATTTAAGAACACCTCATTTTCAGAGGTGTTTATATTCTATACAGGATAATCTATTAACTTTAGGTAATTCCAGAGTCTCTTAGCAACTCTTTCCTTATTATAGTTGAACTGACTTATTGACATATTTAAGGTGTTGGCTATTTCTGCTATACCTTTCATATCATAGATGTAGGCAGTGATAGCATACGTCTCCCTATCAGACATTTCACATTCAATACATAATCTTCTTAATTCAACTTTAGGTAGGTATCGTATACTCCTTATAAACTCTTTAAGATCGAAGTTTTCTGACATATTTCTTGTATTTTTGCGCAAACTTTTCCCTTAGTTTTGCGGTATTTAGATAGTTTAACTTTTTCACTTTTGCAGTTAAGGTTCTTTAATATAGCGCAATATATACAAGCCGGAGCATCAATAGTAAGTCCTCCTAATACTATCTCAGTGATTCTTTATTTGTTTTTCTTGAGTTTTACTCTTCTCCCCTATTATTATTAGTGCTATTTAAGCCTCCTCAACCCTACGATTTTAAGCTGTTTTTAAGACTTTTTCTCCATTAATTTTTGAGGATTATTCAATTAAGAGTTAGTGTGTCTGTTATCTCTCATCCTACAATTTCACTTCCATCAAGATATTCATAATGCAACATTAGGTCCAGGCCATCTGCTGTTGTTAGAGTATTACTTAGTACTGCTTTAGGTATAGGATTAATTATACCTGAGGGTTCTTCAAGCCCAATGAACCCTGTAATTCTAATCTCGTCAGGTCTATATTCCACGTTATCTAGATTAGTTAAGGTTTTGCGTCTAATCCACTTGCCTCTCAGTTTATCTCTTACTTCCTTTTTAGATAAGTCAGGAGCTCTACCTTCACCTCTATCTATAATTATAGCAGCTACACAGTGGGTATGTTTGTAGCGTTCGGCTTCATTATCTTTATATGCATTCTCTACCACGCAGAAGGGGGAGTACTCTCCTAAGCTGGGATTAGTGTTCACATGTTTAAGGGTATATCTATTGACATCTCTATCAGAGTAACTATTATTAGCCATAGACAATAATTCTGCAACATCATCAGAGGCAAAGACTGTTGTACCTATGGCGTCTTTAAGTCTATAATCTAGAGGGTTGAGTATGACGTCATTATAAGTATATCTATATTTCATTCGCTTAGAACCTTCTTACCTATAGTTGAACCGTCTAAGAACGTACAGGCATTGAACAACCCCTCTGCAGTGTAGTACTCTTCATTACCTAACAAGACCCTTACGTCCTCCTTGGCTTCATCGCCTTCATAAACTACATCATAAGTGAATCCCATTATCATATATTCACTATTACTTGCTTTAAGCTTAACCCACTCCTTGTCCTTTAAGTACTTCCTATCTACAGGACTACTTAAGTCCAATGCTACCCAATTGTTCTTCATCTTATTCCTCCTTAATGTAGGTTGTATACTTCTAAGGGCTTACCACTCCACTTACCTCTTGATGTATAGTAGGGACAAGGCTTAATGATCCTTGTATCCTCTACTAGGTTGTAAGTTACAGCCTTAACAGGCCCAATCTTAACAGGCTCCTTATCTATATATATAATATAATATTTATGGATTAAGGTCAACCCCCAAGTTGATATTATTATATAGAGGAGTCGTAGTATGAAGAGTGTTGTAGCTGAAGTATTGATAGAGTTGCTTAATCGGGGCGGGAGTAAAGTAGAAGAGGATGATCTTAAGAACCTCATCGATCTTAAGAGACAAGAACTTAGCACAAACCCACTTGAATCTTCTAAGCATTGAGGTTATATTATATATATGTGCAGTACAGTAAGAAGAGAGTTTATAATGTGTCGTAATTGCCCACAGCGAACACAAGGCAAACCATCTAACATACCTGATGGTTATTACTATGACACCCTTAATGGCGTACAGATCCTTAAAGAGTGTTCTTGCCATGTTAAGTGGCGCAAGGCCAACGAAGTATACTATAAGTTAATCAATGCTAACCTTAAGGATAATCCTTATGGCTTTGAGGATTATAAAGGTACAAGGAGCCTGGAAGATGTAAGAGCTTTAGAGTATATGTCTCAACACTTCGACAAGTTCCTAACTCGTAAGATGATATACCTATATGGTCCTAATGGTACCCAGAAGACTTCTATGTCACAAGCCTTAGGTAAGTCCTTAATTGAGCAGGGTTATAAGGTGCAGTATATCTTAATGCAGGAACTTCTTAATAACCTTATGCCCGACTTCGATGAGACAGATAATGATAAGAAGGCAGTCATTAAGAGGTATACAGAGACAGACCTCCTGATTATAGATGAGGCCTTCGATAAGAGTAAGGTAACCCTATACAACTCGGGCTATCAGATTCCGTTCTTAGATAACTTCCTGAGAACACGCTTCGAGATCAATAAGGGCTCTATATTGTTTATAAGTAATAAGAAGCCCGAAGAGATAAGTAATCAGGGATTCGGGGAGTCATTGCAGAACTTTGTGATTAGGAATACAAGAGGCTCTTACCTTATATTCGAAGATAAGTATATTGAGAACACCTGCCCTGTAGATAGACTGAGCTTGTTTAAGTAAGAGAAGGAGAATTGAGTTATTATGGTACAAGAGAAGAAGAGAGCGTCTTATGATACTGTAAGATTAGCTGAATATAGATTACTCAATGCATTAGCCAAAAATCCTGCTTATATAGAAGATCCAAGAGTGTCAGTTGAACTCTTTGTAGATGAACCGGCAAAGTCTGCGTATAACGCGATTATAGCGCTCGTAGAACAGAAGATAAACATTACACCTGCTAGTTTATGGCAGGCCGCAAGTAACATTGACTACCATGTGGATCAACGTACTGTACAATGTATTTGGAATATAGACAGTGAGGGAGCCTCCAGCTTAGACGATATCTTAGGTATCTTAAAAACTGCACAACTCAAGAATAACCTTCTAGATAAAGTTGACGACCTTAAAGAACAACTCGAACAACCTGGTGATCTAGATGGGGGTACCTTACTGTCTAATATATATGGCCTAGATGAGATGCTCCAAAAATCATCTAGAGGAGACTCCCCCTTAATTAGCTTCTCTGAATGGGCTGATATGTATATTGAAGACCTCAAACTTAGGAAGGCGGGGAGGAAGTATAGTTATGGGGATCCCTTATTAGATGAGTATCTATATAAAGGGGCCTACCCTGGTGCTATAACTATGATCTGCGCAGGAACCAATATGGGTAAGTCAACTTATGTATTATCTCTAATTAATAACTTATTAGAGAACAATCAGCCTTGTATGTACTTGTCACTTGAAATGTCGGGTACAGATACTATGGATAGACTTATCTCTATGAGATGTGGTATCCCTAACGAAGAACTATATAACCCTGATCCTACTAACATCGATCACCTTATTGACTTGGTTGAGAAGGAGAAGCAAGCTCTGCTTAATAGGAAGAACTTTATGTTCTGCGAAGACCCTGATATAGATATGCCTAAGCTCAGGAAGTTAATTAAGGAGTTTAAGCAGCGTTCTAAGTCGGATTATTGCTTGGTCGCTATTGACCTCTTAACTCAAATGAAGAACTTCATGTCATCTAAAAATAATTCTAATACTGCCACGGCTATGGAAATAGCTATGAATGATTTGAATGCTTTGGCTAAAAGTGAGAACGTGCATATAGTAGGTGTTGCACAGCTTAATAGAGAAACAGATAATGTTAAAATTAGAGATTTGCAGGATATTGAAGATTGTAGACCTAATTTGGCTTCTATTAAGAACTCTGGAGCGCTAGCGGAAAGATCGAGAGTGGTATTAGTATGTTTTAGAAATCGATTTTTTATTGATAGATATTTGCAGGATGATGAGCAAGCACAAGCCCAGCCTGATATTATGGATGTACAGGTACTTAAAAATAGCAATGGACCTTCGGGAAAGAAGCTTAAATATATGTTTGACTCTGATCATTTTAAGTTATTGCCCTTAGCAGATGAAGAACAAGCCAAACTTGACTCCTTAAGAGAAATTGACTTCTAGTTGAGGAAGATTGTGGAGCCACGGGTTATATTATATATAATATGACATTGCAAGAAGCGAAGGATATACTACTCAATAATAAGATAATAACACCTCTAACTAAGGGTGATGTAGGGTTCAAAGTTAACCCTTCTCTGATAAGACATAACATACCTCTAGAAGAGAAGTTATCAGAGTATCCTGAACTCTGTAAATATCTCCTAACGTTCCCCTCTATAAAGGAGGGGTTATATAGGTGCTATCATCTACTAGATAAGACCCCTACTTGTAAGTATTGCGGCGAAGACCTATACTTCACTAAGGTGAAGTACTCAAGAACATGTGGATCAAAAGAGTGTGTGTTCAAGTTGAATCTTGAGTCAAAACTCAAAAATAATCCTGAAGATCCTTACAATACCAAAAAACAAAAAGAAACAGCTAAGAATAAAACAGCAGAGCAGCAAGCAGCTATAATAGAGAAGAGGAAAAAAACCAAGCTCGAAAAATATGGGGATGCTAATTATAACAACTCCGAAAAAAATAAAGAGACTTGTTTGAAAAAATATGGTGTAACTAACCCCTCATTAGTGCAGGAATTCAAAGATAAGAGAACCCAAACTAACTTGGAAAAATTTGGGGAAACATCAGTCTTCAAGACAGATAAGTTCAAGGAAGAGCTTAAGAAGAATAATCTTGAAAAGTATGGAACCGAGTATGCATCTCAATCGGGGACAGTGAAAAACAAAATGAAACAAACTTGCCTTGAAAAATATGGGGTAGAGTATGCGTTCCAAGCTGAGAAAGTCAAGACGCATATTAAACAAGCTCTGGAAAGTAGAACACCTGAACAAATAGCAGCCACTGTAGAAAAGACAGAGAAAACCAATCTTGAAAAATATGGAGTTAAGTGTGTCTTAAGTAGTCCCAAAATAAAGGATAAAGCTAGAAAAACCATAGAGAAGAAAGTTGAGGAAGACCCTGAATATTGGAAGAAAATAAAAGAGAAGGGTCTCAGTACCTTAAAAGAAAAATACGGTTCTCTGGAAAAATATTATGAGGTAATTCAGGCAAAAACAAGAGATACTCTAATTAAAAATTATAGCTCCCTAGAAAAATGCTATGAAGAAAGAAGTAAAAAAGCAAAGGAGAGTAGTTATCAAAAATACGGTGTTGCACATTACAGGAATACAGAAGAGTATAGGGAGAGGGATAGGGAAATAAGAGAAGCTCAGTACTCAAAGTTCAGAGAAGAAAATCCTACAGTTATACCACTCTTTGAATTGGAGGAAACCAATAAAGAGTTCTTTGAGAGCCACGGAGTGAATAAAAACAGAGAACCTATCCTAATAAGGGAGAGTATAGAGGCCCTAGGCTATGAGATAAAAGATTATAACTTCGGTAATGGTGATGTATCTAAACACTTCCCAGGAATAGACTTAAACAGCAAGCCTATCGAAGAGTTCCTGGAAGTCTTTAAGGATACACTCAAAATTAAATTCAAGGAGTTTATAGCAGGAGCCTATAGATCTAAAGGTGAAAAAGAAGTATATGATTATGTTAAATCTATCGTAACTGATGAAGTATACTATCAGAGTAGGGGTATCATCAAAAATCCTAATAATGATAAGCATCTTGAATTAGACATATACATCCCCTCTAAGAAAATAGCAATTGAATATAATGGGAGTTACTGGCACTCAAGATGTGATAAGAACTATCACTTAAATAAAACCTTGGCTTGTGAGGAATTAGGTATAAGACTCATACATATATGGGACTATGAGTGGATATATCAACAAGACCTAATTAAAAGGTTCCTGAAAAACCTCCTCACCCCTAAAATCAAAATAGGTGCTAGGAAGTGTGTAGTGAAGGAGGTAGAGTTAAAAGAGGAAAAAGAGTTCCTGAATACTTATCATCTTCAAGGCTACCAAAAATCTATGATATGTTATGGTCTATATTACAAAGGGGAACTCCTGCAACTAATGAGCTTCAGCAAATCTAGATATAGAAAGTCCGTACCTTATGAGCTACTCAGATTGTGCACCAAAGAAGGCTATACTATAATAGGAGGCTCTAACAAGTTGCTTAGGGAGTTTGAAAGAGAATATAGTCCTAGCAGTATTGTATCTTATTGCAACAGAGATAAGTTTGAAGGCCAGGTATATACTCAATTAGGATTCGAAGCTGAGAAATTAAAGCCTACAGCGTTCTACGTCAAACTAAAGGAGAGTAGCTATTCAAGATTCTCTGCTAGTTCATTAGCCAAAGTTGGTGCTGACAAACTTATAGGCACTTGTGATGGCAAAGGATCAAATAATGAGGAGATTGCCCTAAGGGAAGGCTACTTCAAATTATGGAGCACAGGGCAGCAAACTTACGTGAAAACTATTGAAAAGTAAGAGCCAATTGATTATACTATATACAAAGAGGAACCCTAAATGTCTAGAAGCACAAAAAAACCTTATATACATTATACCTCGTTCGATCCTAAAACTCAGAGAGCATTCAGGAATCTATCTAGAAGGCTTATAAGGCGTAAGGGTAAGTCGAGTATTAAGAGGTGCATGAACGCAAGAGACTTAGAAGACGTGGAAGATGTATATCATAAGGGCACCTCTTTTAAGGATGGTTATGATGAGTGGACTCTGCCCTCAGATGGTCATCAACACTACTATAATATAAAGCCTTGGGGAGACTTAACCGAAGAAGAACTTAAGGAAGATAGAAAAAAATCTATGAGGAAGTAAAACGTGGAAGATGTTAATAAGAAAGAATTACCAAAGCAAGCCTTTATAACATTGTTGGCTACGGAGGATTATTTAGATGCAGTCCTTGTTCTAAATGAAAGTTTAAAGCGAACAAAAAATCAATATCCTTTGATAGTCGCCATTACAGACAGTATATTCTCCTATGAAATTTTAGATACGTTGCAATTATTTAATATTCCTTATGTGGTAATTCCCCGTCTCGAATACTCTAAGGGAACTATCCTCTCTTGTCAAAAAAGGGGGTGGAATACTGTGCTAAACACTGCTTCTAAATATAGCCTTTTTAATTTAAAATACTTTGATAAGCTTGTGTATTTAGATGCTGACTCTATGGTTTTACAAAATATTGATGATTTAATGAACTATAAAGACGGTTCTATGCTGTGGGATCCTACAGAGAAGGCTGGATTCTCTGCCTCGTATGTATTTTCCCCAATTAATCATTGTATAGAAATGTATAATATTTTATCCAACAATTCCCTGCATGTAGACGGCGATTTATTTAGTAATTTGTGGTTTCATCTTAAAGATAATCCTGAATATAGGATTCCTCTAGAGTATTTTGAATATTTTTGGGGGATTAATAAAGAAAATTTAGATAGGATAAAAGCAGTTCATTTTGTAAATGATAAAAAACCCTGGTTTATCAAGAGAAATCTTTATCCTTTTAACAATGCGGAACAAGAAAATATACTGGATAAGTATTATATTATATTAAATAATATAAAGGAAATAAAAAATGAACGATTTGTCAAAAGCGGGCTTTGAAGCAGCTAATGTTTATTTTTCTGCAGTATGTAATTTAAGATGCAGATATTGCTTCCAGCCAAAAATAGGAGATATAGCAAATTCAATTAATAAAGATATTCAAAAATGGATATCTTCAGGAAATATGGAAAAGGATATCTTATGTAGATATGGAAAGGACATTAAAGATATTTCTTTCTGGGGAGGAGAGCCTAGTATAAATCTTCCTTTTATTGTGGAGAGAATTCCTTATTATTTAGAAACTTTTCCTGAATTAAAAACTTTCTCTTATTCTACTAATATGTCCACGAAGAAGCTAGTTAAAAACACTGTGGATTTTGTAAGGGCCTTATATGAAAATAATATAAGGTACGGCAGAAAGATAAAATTGCGTTTGCAATTTTCTTTAGATGGCCCTCCTGAAATTAATGATTATAACAGAATTGGGGCTAAGGCCGATACTATTTGTAAAAATATTCTTTTTCTTTTGCAGGAATTAAAAGACATACCAGCAGAATATTTACAAACATGCATAAAAGGAACTCAATCCTCAGATTCTTTAAAGTGGCTAGCTGAGGGAAATAATTTTGAGAAATTTTATATGTATTTTGACAAATGGCAGAAGAGATGGGCCCAAGTAGGAGCCCTGTGTGGGATACCTCAAGGAGGGACATATATTTCTTTGGTTTATCCCGGTAATTTTACAAAAGAAGATGGTCTACTATTTGCGAAACTTCTTAAAAAGCAATGTTCAGAAGAATTTCAAGAAAACTTAGAATCAAAAACTTCTACTCCCTTGATTTTTGATAATCAAATTACTGAGAGAATTAAGGGATCTTTTTCAAACCTTAGAGCAGGCTATTACAGAGATTATAAAGGGGAACTCCTAAATATGTGCTCTTGCAGTGCTTGCAAAACATGTGGGGGAATTTCTTACAATAAAAAATTTCATATTTGCCAAGCCACCTACCTGTTTAATGAGGATATTATTAAATACATTGAAGATAAAAACTTAATCTCAGAATTTGAGGAAAAACAAGGATTTAGTTTCCGGAATTTTAAAAATGTTGTGGCCAACAATATGGTGGTGGATTATGATGATGATTTGAAATTATCAAGGCTTTTGTACAAAATGAATACTGCGAATAATAATTTGACCATGAAAATCCAATATTTGGAGATAATCCTATCGGAAATGGCAGCTGCAGGCCAGATTAGTGAGTGTTATTTAAATCCAGCCTGGAGAGATGCTGCTATAGCTTTTACCCTTTTTGGTACCAGTGAGTGCCCCGCTGATAATATATGGGAATTTGGATCTTCTTACATTAGAAGCACCTCTCAAATGAAATTGGTATTTAATGGTGCCTTTGAATATTATATAAATAATTTTTATAATGATATTTTGAATGTACATGTAAAAAAGAAGGAGTAAAAAATGACAAATAAAAATATTACCCATCAGGAAGAGCAGAAGGATTTATTAAATCATTTTTTAGAAGTTCATTGCTTTAATGCTTGGAGAATTAAACCGTCCATCAGAGATACTATGAAGGAAAAGCCTTATGTAAATTCCATAGAAATGATGGTTTCGCCTGTTTGTAATACAGCATGTTCTTATTGTTATATGAAAAACTATTCAAAAAAATTATATTCCTGTGGGTATGAAAAAGATATCTTATTAAAAAATTGTGAAAAAACAATGAAATGGTTAGTAAAAAATGATTTTTATCCAGAATCTATAGAAATTTTTTCTGGGGAGTTCTTTAATCTACCTTATTGGAAGGATTATTTAAATATTATATTAGATAATCTAAAGAAAATGCCTGAGGGATATAATATAGATGTGATAATTCCTACAAACGCAACTTTTATTTTTTCCAAAGAAAAAACACAAGAAATTCAAAAGATAATTAATCAGTGGGAAGAAGAGGGCTACGGGCTTTGGCTTTCTATTTCTGTAGATGGCAAATACTTAGACAATGATACTCGCCCACTAAAAAATGGAAAAAAATATGATGATAATTTTTACGATCGCCTTTTTAAATTTTGTGCAAAAAATAATTTAGGATTTCACCCTATGATTGGCGCAAAAGGCATAGATAAGTGGGAAGATAACTTCGACTGGTATGTAGAAAATATACAGAAATATTTTAATCTCTCCAAAAAAGAAGCTCTTAGGAGAATTTATCTTTTGGAGGTAAGAAACCCCGACTGGAAAACAGAAGAATTAAAAAAATTACAAAAATTTTTAAATCACATTATAGATGTCATATTAGAAGGAGAAGAACACTCCTCTCCAGAAGAAAAATTTAAATATATAAAGACCTATAGCCTTAACATATTAAGTAGCTTGCACTGTACGGTAGGCAGAGGCTTGGGATGTTCTTTTCAGCAATGCTTTGATTTAAGAATGGGGGATTTGGCACTTGTACAATGTCACAGAACGGCCTACCGTGAATTGCTAGGAGGATATTGTAAATTTTCAGACGAGGGAGATTTAACGCTTGAGCCTCTTAATGTAAATTCTTATATACTTTCAAATTCTTTTGATTTCAAACATGCTGCAAAATGTCAGGACTGCCCTATAAATATGTTCTGCGCAGGCCCTTGTATTGGATGCAATTATGAAGTTAATAAGGATCTCTATACAATGGTTCCAACAGTGTGTGATCTTGAATACGTCAAATATAGTACATTAGTTGAGAGAATGGAAAAAGAGGGTATATTAAATATAATAATTAGGGATTTAGAATATGCAGAATATGGGGATATTGCGCGTCGTAAAATTCAATTAGAAAATTTTAAAGAATACTTAAAAATAAAAGAAATCCAGGAGGAAATAAAATGATTTTTGAAAAAGCAATTTCTTTGATTGAGGAGAATAGAGATTTAATTAATGAATGGAATAGAACTCGCCCTGAAAATTACGTTTATGATTTCTTGCTTAAATGTGTAAGCCTTTTAGAAGAAGAGGATCCTACTAAAATTGATGAAACCTTTATTTGTGATTTTCAAGGAGTAGTAGATACCTTTGTAAACATAGCAATAAAGACTAAAACATCCCAAGATGAAAAAGTAGTTTTAAAGGCTATTTCCGACGTATTATATAATATATATACAAATTATAATATTGAATGCGACACTACCAAGCTCAATGCTCTTACGATTTTAGCAGATACTGCAAAATCTCTCGAAGATATATTATATATTTTGCTCTTCATGTTTAACAAATTAAGTCACACTCTTTATGATGAATCTTCAAATGATTTTATATCTAGAAAATTTTATACAGAATTAAATGATTTCCTTAACGCACGAAAATCCCACGATGAAAAATATGATATATAATTGCATTGAACAATAAAGAATTTGGGGCTGCTCTTGAAGTAAAAACTAAATAAATAAAATTTACAGGATATCAGGTGAGAAAACTTTCTACTTTAGCTAAAGGCGGCTCACTTAGGAGCAGCTTCACTTAAGAAGAATATTATATTTCATATAAAGGAAGAAACAGAGATGGCTTTAACATGGACAAATATAGATAAAGGTACCTCTATAGGACATGGGATTTTTGCGGAATTTAGAACTAATATTAGTTCTGTTGCAGATTTTTTAGATTCCTCCGGGGATTTAAAAAGAAGCTTGGCTCTGCCTAATAATGCTTCCGCTGGTCAAAAATATAGTAGATTTAATTTAAGAGATTCCATCTACTCAGATGTGGAGACTTTAGATAACAGAAGTACATGCGTAGGGTATAAAGGTACCTATAATGTTACTGTTCACACTTCTTGTCACAATCATGCAAGTGCTGCAAATACCTCTCACTGTCCTTCAAATTATTCCGGTTATCTGGCGCAGCATTACCAAACGGATAGAAACACTCATAAAGGCAATTATAATGGAACTCATTACTCTAGTAATGATAGTAACGATTATAATTATGCATCATGAGTAAGTAAACGTGTTCACTTAAAGGGAAGATTACATGGCAATACAATGGAACTCAAAAAGAGATATTTTAACGAAAGAGAGTATAATCGAAATTCGCAATCAGCTCGATTCAATATTATCTGCAAGTGATTGTTCTTCGAAATTTTCAACTCACTTAGCCACCAATAACACTGCTGATAAAAATGGCCATAATAGCTCACAAAATAGCACACATAATGGTAGTTGCTATGCTAATAAGACTGGACATAATGGAAGTTATTGTGGAACCCACGATCCTACAAATTGTGGAGGACATAATGCTACAGTCTGCGGAAGTCACCATAGTGGCCATGATGGCTCAGATTTACGGAGTCATGATTCAAGTCATAAATCCAGTCATGATTCAAGTCATAGATCCAGTCATAAGGGTCTTCATGATTCAAGTCACAAGAGTACCCACAGAACCAGTCATGATTCAAGTCATAAATCCAGTCATAATACAGGATTTAAAACATCTATTTTAAACACTTATGTATAAATTATTTTTTAGCCAAAAATTAGGAGGCTCTAATGGCTTGGGTTTTTATAAAAAAAAATAGAAAAAATAAGGGTAGAGGTTTTTTTAAGTGAACTTATCTTCAAAATCAGGAAATACTAGAATTGCTAATTTTGATTTACTTGAGAAGTACTTTTTATTAGAAAAAAATGAAGATCAGGAAATTATATTAGATGATTTTTTTTTAAAATCGCCTAAATTTTTTGAATTTTTATTAAAAATACTAAACAAGGGGAGGTCTCCTGTAATTTACAGCGACTTTGACTTGGAATTATCCTTGTTTGGAAAGTTTCTAAGTTTCCTAGAAATATATTCTCCTTTTTTGTATAAAGTAAAATTTTTAGTAGATTTGAACTTAAAGGGTAATGTAAAGAAAAAAAGTATTAAGAATATTCAGTATTTAGAACTTCTTCTCAAAAAATATATCTCCTCAGCTTCTAACATTATCTACACTTTGAATTTAGAAGGTTTAAATTCTTCGATTTTCTCTGAAATAAGCAGTCTAAAAACCCAAATAGATGTACAGCAATTAAGATTAAGATTTGCTCCTTTGCAAGGCAAGTCTTATAGAGAGTATATTAATAATTCTTCTATTGGTGATTTTTTATTAGAGGTATTAAAATATGGCACGAAAAACAATATAAAAATTTCTTTTGATTGCTGTATATATCCCTGTATGTTTTCCAAAAAAAATTTAAAAATTTTAAACTCTCTAAGCTATTACAGTGAGGAAATTCAATCTCGCTTCAAGTATAAGTGTCCTGCGGCTACTTTTGTTTGCTCATCTCTGGGAAAAATTTATCACTGCCCTCCTTTGGAAAAGGAAACTCAGCTGCCTCTTTATTTAGACCCTATTTCATTAGCTCCGGATATGTACAAAATAAAAAAAGAAATGGAATCTAAATTTTTAAAATTATCAGAAAGTACTTTGCCTCAGGAATGCCTTATTTGTGAATATAGAATTTCTAATATTTGTAGAGGAATTTGTCCAGCATTGACTTTAAATAAATCTTTTGAGGGTTTTAGCTCAAACTAATTAAAACAGTATGATCGTATGCAATGAAGTCACAGAAGGGAAGCCTCTTAAGATAAACACAAAAACAGGGGTTATAGAGTGTCAGAAGCTAATAGTGGACAGCACTCTAAACAATACCATCATAGACACAAAGAATGGCACAATTAGGGCTGACTACTGCTATGTTCGGGAATACATGGAAGAGACTCAATCAAGCTCAGAGAGTCCTATTGTAATCTCAAGTCCAACTATAGAGAAGGCGATTAAGTTATGTAATCTTAAGAGACCTAAAGCAGATACGGGTCCTACTGTCTGGTTATCGTTAAAAGAGCCAACACTTAAATACATAGACTTCGGCGATGCTAATAGAACTACTCTAAATATAAAGTATCAGGAGATCTCAGAAGACAATTATCCTAAAGGGCATCCTAAATGGATAGTGTGGCAATCCGGGGCTCCATTAAGCTTAGATATAATAAATAAGATATCTGCCTACGATATATATGATCTCTGGAATACTCTATATAGATATCATGGCTTCAGGGGCTTTGATGGTGAATATAAAGGTTACATAGCTCAAATAATATTAAATGCAATAGTAAGCCCAACAAAAACAGAGGACGATAACTCAGGTGGAGAAGTAGAGAGCTTTGCCCAAGTACTTGTAGACTATCCAGCCTCTATAGATTATAGTAGTTATATAGATGCAGATGATGATGCATCTCAAGGAAAACTCAGTTGGTATCTTTGGAGATGTCTAATACCTCAGATGTTCGGGCTTAAAATAAGCAAATACAGAGAAGTCACCTACCTAGAGGGTTCAGAATTGTTCTACAGCAAAGACAGCGATTGCAGAGTATCATTGCCAATACCTTCAGTATACATAGGGCTAGAAAATAACAAGGGTAAGGCAACACCCTACATAGAAATATCTATACCCACAAATGATACGAGAAAACCACAAATAGAGTGGGCATGGAGAAGTACCTACAGCTCCTCATTAGAAGAGGGCAAGTGGAATCATGTAGATGCAGGGACTACTACTATAAAGTTAACAGACGCTCAGTACTTCGATATGGGCGACGGAAATAAATACACCGGTAAGTTCAAAGGACAACTACTAGTAAGAACACACAAAACTTACGACTTCACGAAGGGCTTCGGCTCTATAAGAGAAGTATACTCTGATATAAGATCCATTACACCAGAAGGTTCAGAGGATATAAGAGGTAAGAATATACAAGTAGGTGCGGCCTTAGATACTTCGGGTAAGGTTATATTAGGTAACCTCACAGTAAAGAAAAGTGATACTCTAACAGATATACTAATAGGTGAGAATGCAAGATGAGTTTGTTAATTAATGACTTAAAATCACTAGAAAAAGCAGAAAAAGACACTGTGTTCTTGGTGAGACATACAGATGGATTAGAACATAAGTACTCCTTCGAGACATTAGCCAAGGATGTATTAGAGAATATTGTTACTGATAATGCTGACACTACTAGCTTAGGCTCTCAGACAAAGCCTATAACCCAAATATATGCTCAGACAGTTGTAGCTAATACTTATAATGGTCATACACTAGGTAAGTTCGATGACATGACAAGTGCTAGTAGTCCTGAGTCCTCAGCTACAGGTACAGTTGTGCAAATGCTAGATGGAGAGATGACACCTCTAGTATCCGGAACAACTCTCAACCTACACGATAATATTGAAATCAGATTAGATGAATTAAGTAATGATGGTACCCTTAAACAAGTCCTCAAGTATGCACCTGCAACAATTAAAGGTACCTATGAAGGGGTCGGATATAGCTCTCCAAGAAGCTTGGGCATAAAGATAGGAAACTACTATTTGGGGTCAGCGGCAACCTTCGGTGTTAAGAGACAATTTATATATGAAGCTTCTGCTGCGATCGAGGGATATCCTAAAGAAGCCTACGAAGAAGACAGTAAATACCTCGCTACTTATGCAGATCTTGCCTACAATACAAGAGAGTTAATCAAAGAGATCTCAAGTAGTGTCAAAACTGAAAGCGTCAAGCTTACAACTAATAGTGCATATGCTCTTACGACAGATAAAAAGGCCCAAACATATTATGTTGTAGGTAAGAAAGAAGCAGCGGGGACTGCTCAGAACGATGATGAACGCCGTAAGTTCTACGTCAGTAAAAACGATGCAAATGCTGTGACAGTAACAATAGATACAGACAACTCCTCCACACTATCAGCAACATATGTAGCCAATGCAATCTGGAACGATATTGCAGACTACTTAGAGGTGGATGAGGACTTAGAAGTTATATATGGTCGAACATATACAAGAGATCCAGAGACCTTAAAGATTAGACTAGCGCAGAAGAATGAACCAATAATAGGAATAGCATCGGATACCTGTGGCTTCAAGGTAGGAAGAAATACAGACATACATCAAATCCCAATTGCAATTGGAGGATGGGTCTTAGCCTATGTAGACAACACCTACAAGCCCGGGACACTACTTAAGGTAGGTGATGATGGTATCTTAACCAAAGCAACCAAGAGGGATGAGATCTTCAATGCCTTCAGGATTGTAGCAAGCTATGATAGACCTGAACCCCAAGAATCCTGGCATGGTAAAGAAGTTAAGGGTAGACATTGGGTCAAGGTCAGATCTTAACTAGGTCCTAAAAATAATAGTAGAAATCCCCTCGAATAAGAGGGGAATATTATTGCTTAAGGGTTATATTATATACAATATGAATATATACGAAACATCTCAAGCAACAATAAAAACTGTTGCGCCAGAAGTATCAGCTATTATAGATCAAGAATTGCAAGATCAACGCAACTATCTTAAAATGATAGCAAGTGAAAATTACTGCTCAGCTGCTGTTATGGCTGCTCAGAGCTCAATCCTAACAGATATATACTCGGAGGGCTATCCTGAACATAGATACTATGCGGGCTGTGAGAACATAGATAAACTAGAGAAATTAGGCCAGCAATATGCCTGCGAGCTGTTTGGAGCTGAACATGCATATCTACAACCCTCAACAGGTAGTGATTGCAACTTAGCAGCTTATTGGGCAATCTTAAAGGCCAAAATTATTGATCCCATGTTTAAATACATACAGGAACAATACAGTCCATTCTCCTACTCAGCTCAAGGAATTAAGTACGAAGAAAATGAGGCTCCTAAAACCTTAAGTGACTTAACAAAATCTCAGTGGGATACAATAAGGCGTGCATGTCATAGTCAAAAACTCTTGGCAATGGATTATAGCTGTGGAGGACACCTAACGCATGGTTATAGGCAGAATATATCAGCACAGATGTTTGACGTATATCAATATGGAGTAATAACAGACAAAGAAAACCCTAACTATGGTCTAATAGATTATGAGGCCTTAGAAGCAGAGGCGATGAAAATTAAACCTCTGATCCTCTTAGCGGGTTACTCAGCCTATCCGCGCAAGCTCAACTTCAAGAAGTTCAGAGACATAGCAGATAAGTGTGGAGCCGTCTTAATGGTAGATATGAGTCACTTTGCCGGACTAGTAGCTGGTAAGGCATATGAAGGAGAATATAACCCTGTACCTTATGCAGACATAGTAACTACAACAACCCACAAAACCTTCAGAGGTCCTAGAGGAGCCATGATACTATGTAAGAAGTGGCTAGCTGAATATGTAGACAGCTCATGTCCAACTTGCATGGGAGGACAACTGCCACAAATACTTGCAGCTAAAGTAGTAGCACTTAAGGAGGCCATGTCAGAAGATTACAAAGATTATGCCAAACAAATAATCCTGAACTCCAAAGCACTAGCTAAATCACTTATAAATAACGGCATTAAAGTATGTACGGGGGGCTCCGATAATCATATAGTACTTATAGATGTAAGTCCTCTAAATTTAAACGGTAGACAAGCTGAAAATATCTTAAGAGAGTGTCATATAACAGTTAATCGTAATGCTCTACCTAATGATCCTAATGGTCCTTGGTATACTAGTGGTATTAGATTAGGTACAGCGGCGCTGACAACCTTAGGGATGAAAGAAGCTCAAATGGAAGAGATAGGAGAGTACATAGCTAATATCTTAAAAAATGCTCAACCTTATATTGCGAAAAATGGAAATAAAAGCAAAGTGAAGGTTATATTAAATATAGATACGAAGGAAGATATAACAAGTAAGGTTGTGAAACTTATAAAAGAGTATCCTGCCTATAAGGAGCTAAGTAACTATGATCGATGAGAATATCTTAGGTGTTACCTTAAGGAATGGCTATGCCCTATACTACAATAACAACTTCGACAGACTTAGATCTGAGACTATTAAAGAGACTCTAATAGATGCCAAGTGGAAGTATAGTGAGGAAGATAACACAATAGTACTTAAAAAGAAAGATATAATCTTAGAGTTAAGCTCAACAGGTGTTAGGGCTTATATAGGTAAAATGTGGGAATCACATCGTAAGTATTGGAGAGTAGAAATCAACCTTACAAATTATGAAGATGTTGAGATAGATAGAGATGCGGGAACCTTAGAGTTCCTAGGTGAAAGCAGCAAAACACAGACAGGAAGATGTGTTGTGGCAGCTATATATTACAAGTAGAGTGTGTTGTTACTAAATAAACAGTGAGAGGGTCATCCAAATAGGCTAGGAGCTCCTACTATGTGAGTAGAGAATGTTGGTTCAAATCCCGCCCCTCTTAATGCCTCCCATGTCAACGGCAAATTGGGTACAGACAGCAAAAATTATTCTGGAAACTTAGACATAAACAAATCTAAGAGAAGATAGGCCCTAGCTGGTCTATCAAACACAAAAACGTACCCAGTCTTATTTGAGAGTTAGGTTAGCCCCTAACTCTCTTCTTGTTTAAGAATCTGCCAAGTTCTGGTTATATTATAAATAAGGAGCCAACACAATGTCTAAACTAATAGAAGCCATCTCAAATTACACAACCACTGAAAATGGTGCTAAAACATACAAGTCTACTACAGATAAAGTACTAGACCTCTTCGCTATGGGCGGTGCTCTAAGGAATGCAGACAGTACAAGGATTGTAGCGATGGTAACAAAGGCCTATAAGAAGGATCCTATTAAAACCCTACAAGTACTACTATACTTAAGAGATATTAGACAAGGACAGGGAGAGAAGAGGGTATATAGAGAAGCTCTTAAAGAGATCTTAAGACCCTATATACCAACTAAAGGGGATATACCTCGCAAACACAGAGCCATACTTGAAAAGGTATATAATACAACTATAGAGTTAGGCAGCTGGAAGGATATAACAGATACCTTGCCTGTAAATGCCTATGCCTTCTATGTTAAGAAGCATATGAGAGATGAGAACTCCTTAATGTTCAAATGGTTGCCCTCTATATCAGGTCCAAGAAATAGTAAAGCTGAAAGCCTGGCCAAGTACTTAGGGATGACTCCTAAACAATATAGAAAATGGCTATCCTCTAGGCGAGCTAAACTTAAGTTAGTAGAAACCTCTCTGTGTAAGAAGGAGTGGAATAAGATTGAATATGATAAGATACCATCGCAAGCTAGTCTTAGGTACCGAGAAACCTTTGAGAGACATGATAAGAGCAGGTACGAGGAATATCTATGCAAGGTTAAAAATAACCTCAAAGAGGTCAAAATCAATACCTCCACACTATCACCTAGTCAGATAGTTAAGAAGTACCTAAATCTGAATAGTGAGAATGAAGCCTTAGAATTATTGTGGTCCAATCTACCTAACTACGGGAATAAGGATAATGCGTTGGTTATAGCAGATACTTCAGGATCTATGTATGATAATAGTCAAGGACCCTTATCGATAGCACTAAGCTTAGCCCTATACTTTGCGGAACATAATACAGGTATCTTCAGGGATGAGTTCATCACGTTCTCGGAGTGGCCAGAGTTCTTGAAAGTAGATAGGTCAAAATCACTATATGAAAGACTTACAATAGCTAAAGATGCTAATTGGGGTATGAATACAAACTTCAAGGCTGTGTTCGATATGATCCTAAAAACAGCTATAGAATATAATATCCCAGAAGAAGAGATGCCTAAGACCCTATACTGCGTAAGTGACATGGAGTTCGATGAAGCAACTATGGTAAAGGGAAGTACCAACTTCGAGGCTATAGCTAAGGCATATACTGAAGCAGGATATTGTATACCTAAAATAGTGTTCTGGAATGTAAACTCACATCAGAACAACGTTCCTGTTAAATACAATGATAAGGGTGTGGCACTAGTATCAGGAAGTTCGCCGTCAGTGTTCAGTATGATAGTAGGTGATGACTTAGATCCTATTAAGTTTGTGGACTCCGCTATCAATAAACCACGTTATCTAAATCCCGCTAAGGAAATAGTAGAGGAAATTAGAAGGGCTAAGCAGCGCCCTAAGAGAAAGGCTAAAAAATTAAAGAGAACCCGGATTGACAGGAAGTAACAAATCAGTTATATTATATATGTAAATAAAGAAAATACAACACACAGGAGAAACCTAATATGGAAGCTAAGAAAATTAGAACAGTGGAAAGTAGAATTATGGAACTTGAAGCAAATAGTGATGCTGATGCAGAACTCCTCAGTAGCGCACTTGCTAGTATATACGAATTAACAGCTAAAGTAAATAAGCTAGAAGAAAAGGTAGCTAAGTTAGAAAAGGAAAATGAAAATCTCAATACATATGTAGAGCAGGATATTGACACCAGACTTGAAGATGTTGAATACGTCCTTGGCATGTATGAAGACTTTGGGGATCTTGATGAAGAAGATGAAGATTGTGGTGAAGAAGACTCTGAAGAGACAGAAGATGAACACCATAAATCTGTGGCATCAATCTTAGACGCATGCGAAGATGTTATTAAGAGTGTCAAGGAGTATCTTAAGGAGGATAAATGAAAATAAGAAGTGGCTTTGTGAGCAATAGTTCAAGTTCTAGCTTCATCTTAACTTACGCCAAACAAGGTGTAATAGACTCAGCCTCTAAGATTGTAGAGTATCTAAAGAATACAAAGGACAACTCTCGATTATACTTCAGAGGAAGAGAACTAAATGAGGGTGAAGATATCTTTGAGTTAGAAGACGAAGATGCTAGACTTATTAGATTATTCAGTAAACAATTTGAAGATATAAATGAAGGAACGGAATCTAGAACAGATTACAGCTCTCCAGAGGAGTATACTGAGATAAATGTACCTAAGGTAAGACTATACACTAAAGCAGTCTTAAGTGTGGATCCTGCTGGCTTTGAATACTACAATTATGATAAATATAATAATAGTGTAGATATGTCTGACGTGGAACATCTAAAGCATGATATATCCTTAGCTATACTAATAAATGGTCCAACTGACGAAGATAGACAGAAAAATCCTCATATCGATGAAGATATTAAGGAGCAGAAAGAGTATGAGAGAATCTTTGAGAAGAGAATCACAGAATATAGACAGCAAAGAGTTAAGAATGTTAAAAACGAAGACACTCTATATCTTGTAAAGAACGGCTCCGATATTAATGATATTGTAAGTGAGTTTGTAGATATTGATAATGAAGCCTTAGGAGATTGCTCAGCATCTTGGGAAGACTTCTCGGAGAGATACTTAGAGGATCCTGCAATAGATCCTGAAGACTATAATCCTAACTATTACAAAGCTGCTCATAAATATATCCTAAAGGGTGATAACTATAAACTTAACAAGAGCTATATAGTTGTATACGATGAACTCCTCGAAGATAAAAATAAGATAATGGATTATCTTAAGGATAATCTGGATAAAGACAACTACTTGGTATGGACTAACCCTGCTCTTAATGTTAAAAAGGAAACAGTTGAAACTATCCTATACAATGTAGGCAGGGAAGAATATGAAGCACTTGAAAAACTTAACTTCAAAAATTGTAAGAAAAAAGCATACTTATATACTAATGCGGTTATATTATATAATATAGAAGGTACAATAAGTAAGACAGGATCCTATATGTTAGGAGAAGGAAAAATTGCTTGTGTACCTAAAGGTGGGGACTTAAAAGACTTCAGGAAATACATGAAGGAAGAATCTACCTTGTAACGTTAAAAATATATGGTAATGTGTGAAGCCATATAAATCATCTCCTTAAAAAGTTTATAGTCCCCTCTTGATCTTAGGAGGGGATTATATTATAATATAATAAAGGAGAGTAGGAAAACTATGAAGATTGTTGAATCTAAAAATACGAACTTGTATAAGTATGAAGTAGCAGAAGACTCTAACTACAAGATCTTTGAGAGTGATAAAGCCCACTACGTCTTCGATAAGAAGACAGGGATAATGATGAGTTGGGGAGAGACTATGACAGAAGATCCTCAGGAGTTCCCTGTACCTGCTATCCTAGATTTGGAGGTATCTACCAAGTGCAATAAGCCAGTGCCTTGTAAGTTCTGCTATAAGAGCAATACACATAGTGGGGATATAATGTCTCTAGACACCTTCAAGAAGATTATAGATACTATGAGTAGAGGTCTAACTCAAGTGGCACTAGGTTCGGGCTACTATGGTATAGAGAATCCTTATATCTTCGATATGATGGATTATGCTCGACTTAGAGGAATTATACCTAATATAACAGTTGGATGTGTTAGGGAAGACTTGGCTGATGCCTATGCTAAAAGAGTAGGGGCAATTGCAATAAGTCGCTACGAGGACTCTGTAAACGATTGCTACAACTCTGTTAAAAGAATGACAGATAGAGGAATAACACAAACCAACATACATTATATGATCTGTGAAGAAACCTATAAGGGGGCTCTGCAAACATTAGAAGATGCTAAAACAGATCCTCGTCTTAAGAAGTTAAATGCAATAGTCTTCTTGTCTCTAAAAACTAAAGGAAGAGGCAATAAAGGGTTCACACCTCTAAGTCAAGATAAGTTCGATAATCTAGTAAATAAGGCAAAGGAATATAATATAGGTATAGGCTTCGACTCTTGCTCATCACTTAAGGCGTTCAAGGCTTATAAGGGAGATGCGAACGTATCTAAATTGATAGAACCTTGTGAGTCAGGAAGTATAAGCTCCTATATAAATGTAAAAGGGATATATTATCCCTGCTCGTTCGCTGAAGGAACTAAAACAAATAATCTAGATTGGTCTGAAGGTATAGATGTACTGAGTTGTAAAGATACTGATGAGTTCTTGACTAAGGTGTGGTATAATAAAAAGACTAAGGAGTTCAGAAAGGCCTTACAGGAATCTAGGAAGTGTAATGAATATGATTGTAGAGAGTGTCCTCTCTATAGCGTGTAAGGTATAGCTGGGATATTAAGAACAACTTATGGAAAAAACCGAACTATATATAATAATTAAGAGGTGAGATATGAACTTCGAGTTAGTAATGGCTTGTATGTGGGTATTGATGGGAGCGCTAATAGGGGGCTTGGGAACTCATAGAATTAGAGCTAGTAAGAAAAAAGGAATCCTCCTGGATAAGAAGAAAGCTGATAACTATGAGGTTATGAAGGGTGTAGGATTAAGCTTATGCTTGCTGGCTGTACTGTTCTGGCTACCTATGAGCTGTATAGTGAAGACACTACATAAATAGGAAAAAAACTAGTAAAAGTCATCTCTGAAATATCTCTGTGCCAAAAATTAACTAAACCAGGTTAGGAGAGGGTACTTGAAAAAGTACCCTAAAATAATCAGTTAACTTAGAGAAAAATATCAATATTAAAGTTATAATATATAATATAGGGGCGAACCCAAGCCGGTAGCAAGGGACTGCCTTATAAGCAGTGTATAGGAGGGTCCAACTCCCTCGGCCCCTAATAATCTGAAAAGAGTGGTAACTGCTTTGGATTAGAAATCCTAGAATGTTCCCACTCCTTAAAGTAAATAGGAGAAGTAAAGAAAATGGCTTATGAGAAAGTAGGGAAGTTCCACCCCGACAAACTAGCCGATAGAATTGCTGGCGCAATCGTAGACCTAGCTTACACTAAGAATGACAATCCCAAGGTAGCCGTAGAGGCGCTACTAGGTCATGGAGTATGCGATGTTATAGTAGAGACATCTGAAGTACTAAGTCATGAAGACATCAAAGCTATTGTACATAGAATAGCAGGTGATAGTGTTGATGTTATTGTTAGAACATATCCTCAGGATACTCACCTTGCAAATAATCAGAAAGGTGAAATTAGATGTGGTGATAATGGGATCTTCAAAGGCATGCCACCTACAGAAGAAGAGAAAGTCTTGTCTGGAATTGCAAGAGAGATTAATGAAGAGTACCCTTATGATGGTAAGTATATCTTAGATGAGAAGACTAAAAAGTTAATTATATGTCAGAGTAACATTAAGCCAGAAGACGAAGAAAAGCTTAAGGAAAAATACTCTGCTTGGGGATATGATGTAGTAGTTAATCCAATAGGATCTTGGACAGGAGGCATTGATGTAGATACAGGCGCGGTCAATAGAAAACTCGGCTCAGATATGGGAAGAGGAGTTACTGGAGGTGGTATTAATGGTAAAGATATCTCCAAAGCTGATGTCGCTTGTAATATATGGGCAGCTGTCAGAGCTATGGAGTACAATAAACCTGTAGAACTATACTGTGCAATTGGTGATACTGAAGTTACCGGTAGAATAGGACATAAAAAAATTAGAGTACCTTATAAAGAGATTGCCGACTTTGCAAAAAGCTACGTAGATGGCTTAGGTGGGTTTGAGGCACTCTCAGAATGGGGCCTGTTGTAATCCAGTAAAATAGCAAAGTCTTCAAGAAGTTCGATAGGGAATTAAAGGAAATAAACACAAAAAGAGGAGAGCGTAAAAACTCTCCTCTATTATTCTAGAAAAGGATTGATCAAATAGATAAAGTATATTATGATTATATTGTAGGGAAAGGTAAGAAGAATAAGGCAAAGATAGGGATTGGTAAAAAAAGCGCTAGACAAAACCCAAAGTGGGAATTATAATATATATATAGGAGAAGATAAAGACATGGGAACAACTATGACCGTAAAAGACTTAAGAGATTGGCTTGATAAAAATAAAAACTTCGATGACGAAGAACTAGTAGTATATCTACCTAAAGGAGGGGACTACTCTACTGCCTCTATATCTAATGTAGGAATATCTCCGACAGGAAAACTGGCTCTAATAAGTGATGATAATTATATTATGGGATTTGGGTATCCTGAGGATAGTGAAGAATACAACGAAGAGTTCAACAGCTTCAGAGATTGTGAAGACGAGGATGCAGCGGACAGAGTAGAAGATTATGCTAATAAAGGTAAGGCTCTATGTGAGGAGTTAGTTAACCTATTATCTGCAATACTAGATGAAGTGGAATGAGAGGAGAAAAAATCATGCATGCGAGTAAACTAGCTAATAAGGAAATAAGTATGACAAACTATGATACTGAACAACTCAGTAATATAATTACCTATGCTGCTAATGCATACCCTAATACAGCAGTAGACAATCATTATAGTGATGCCTCCTATAATACAACTGTAAATCCAAAATCAGGTAAGTTCGATATCTTCGGCAAAGATAAACATGAAGAAAATAAGACAGCTAAGTATGAGATGACTGTAAAAGACCTCCTAAATATAATCAAGGCAATAGAGACTGGTAGGTTGGAAGGTGTCATAGAGTGCTGTGATAGGAAAAATTATGAAGAATTGGGTGAAGATGCCTGGTATCCAATATCTAAAGCAACTCTACTAGAAAGTGACTTAACTAGAAACTACTACCGCATTAGAGAAGTAGGTAATGAAGATAAAGATAATCTAATGAATCACTATGAACTAGCAAGATGGTTAGCAGCTAATAAAGGTGAATATAGAAATAATCATGGATTAACAGGTACAAGTCTAGACTACTTAGATGAGGAGGAGACCAAAGTAGCTAAAGAATATAGAGTAAGACCTTGGGGGTCTAAATTGTGGATCAAACCTTATAAGACCTTATATACAGAAGCCTTTGGAGATAAAGAAGTATGAAAATATCACACGAGTTCCCCTTGCAGTTCTACCTTAACGGGGTGGCAGAAAGCTTAACAGATTATGACTATTGTCTAGTACATAGATATATTGAAAATAAAGAATATAGAGACTATATGAGAGGTCAGGTAGCTAAGGGTAGAACAGTGTACCTGGATAACTCCCTCTATGAATTAGGCAAGGCTTGGAATGATAGAGAGTATGCTAAAATTATAGAAGAGTTAAAACCTACATGTTATATGCTACCTGATGTCTTCAATGATTGTGAGGCTAATATTAAGTCTCAGGTAGAGTTCTATGAGAAGTATAAGTTCTTGGAAAGCACCCCTATTGCAATACCTCATGCAAGCTCTATGACAGAGATGATCCTAGCTACCCATAAATTGTGTAAAGTAATGTCTCCTGAAGTTATGATAGCTATACCGTTTGCTGATAAGTCCTTCAGAAATGATCAGAGGTTGTCAGGTAGATACTTCAAACCAGAAGATGTACCTTATATCCCTTTGAGGCAGGCTCTTAATCGTAAGGTGTTCCTGGAAGTTATGGCTAGTGAACTCAAAACACGTAAGGTACACTTGCTAGGTTGTAAATCATTGGAAGAGTTCAGCTTGTGGAAAAGTTTAAAATCTTATGATAAGAGCTTTGTGGTATCCGTAGATACAAGTCACCCCGTTGCTATGACTCTGGAAACTAAAGAAACTGCTCCCCTTAGAAATACCTACGAAGGAATAAGCGAAGGAGATTATCTAACCGGAACGTTCACGTCAACTGCTAGAGCTCAGGACTTTGAAGGGGTGGGTGCTAAAGAAATTAAGATGCCTATGAGTGTCTATAAGCCTATATACCTAATAGATAAACACTTTGAGGATCACTTCGATATGACTGATGTGTTGCCTAGACTTAATAAGAATGTTGAGTACTTCAGAGAAAAAATAAGAGAGTGGGAGATAAGTTAAGAGATATGGATGAATTGTATGAGAGAGTGACTTTACCATAATATAGGACTTAGGGGAGAATTGCTGAGCTTAATTGTTATATTAAATATATAAGGGGTCTTGAAAATGAAAAATATACATATATCCTTAACAGGCGCGGCGTGTTCAGGTAAAACAACGCTTATGAATGCTCTAGCAAAAGAATATCCTGAATTTGAGGTACAGAATGAAAGTGTTAGATATCTTAAAAACCAATATGGTATGGACTTCAGGTCAGGTAATGCAGCATTGCAGTTGTCTCTATTGCATCTACAAACCAGATATCTCTTAACTCCAGGATATTATCTATTAGATCGCTCGAGTGTAGATTCTTGGTCTTATACTCAGTATTATAAGGATAGGGGCCAGAGCGATATTGAATCCAATGTACTTAAATATGTGGAAGATGAATCTAGAAAAAATGCCCAGGAACTAATCGATCTCATTATATATCTTAGACCTGGTGACTTCGAGTTAGTGGAAGATGGGGTAAGAATTACAGATAAAGATTATATTAAGAATACTGATCTGGAAATGGAAAAGACTATTAAGAAGTGGGGGCTTGAAAATAAAGTAATTGAACCTCATGGATCTGTGCGAGAAAGAGTTGAATATTGTAAAAAATATATTGATGAATTAATAGCAAAATAAAGGAAGACTACTTAGGTAGTCCCTTATATTATATATATATCATCGCGTTTTTTGGGAAGCTTTAGCGCGTTAAATCAAACAAATCCCGCTTATATGGAATGTTATTCCTTTGCGGCGAATTAAAACTTACCCAAAGGAATTAATAATATGGAGAAAATTGATAAGATTATCAAATACGATGATCGCTCCAGTACAGTGGATAATCCTTTTGGGATTGTTAAGAAGGCCGTTTGCTTAGTATCAGGAGGCATGGACTCCGCTACAGTATTATGGCATGCGGTTAAGAATTTAGGAGCTGATAATGTTAAGGCTCTATCTATCCATTACGGCCAAAAAGGGTCTATTGAATTACAGCATGCTAAGAAAGAATGTGAACAGCTTGGCGTCGAAAGATTTGAAATGGATCTCTCTGATATCTTTAAGTATAATAAAGATTACTCCTCTTATATAAAAGGATCCTCAAAAGAAATCGAAAGTAAAGGCTACTCAGAACTTATAGAAGAAAAGTTATCTAAAGGAGAAGCCCCTATCAGTCCAGAATATATCCCTGCTAGAAACCCTCTACTCCTTAACGTAGCTGCTTCAATTGGATTACAATTATTCAATAATCAGAAATTTGTTATTGTTCAAGGTATACATGCAGATGATGTTATGAAGGATTCAGTAGGTAACTCTGCTCCCGTATACCCTGATTGTTCTCAGGACTTTGCGAATGCATATAATAAAATGATTCAATATGCAACTGCTGGACTTGTATATATCTATACTCCTCTTGCTAATAAGACAAAGGCACAGGTAGCAGAGTTTGGTATTGCAAATGGTATGACTAAGGCTGACTTCAAAAATACATGGTCTTGTTATAGCGGGGCTACACATTATGACGCTAAAGAAGGGGAAAACGACCCTAAAACAGAAGGTTCTTATTTATGTGCAACTTGCCAGGATAAATTGAGAGCTCTCGTTAAAGGTGCAAATTATACCGTTGAGGATATTCTAAGTCAATTTGATGTTCCAAGGGAATATGCAGAATTAAAATATAAAGAATATAAGGGAGTCTGAAAATGAACGAAACTAAAACAACAAAATCTTCAGATGTTAAGTTTATAGAATTATCGCTATGTATTGCCTTTGTGGTTATTAGTATTGTATCTAACGTAATTGCAGGTAAAGTAATTAAGTTACCATTTGGTCTTACTGTGGCAGGAGCAAGCCTGTTGGTACCATTCTATTGTATCTTAGATGACCTCAATACTAACTGCCTAGGATATAGCTCAGCTAAACGATGGACTTGGCTATCCTCTGCAGCAAATATCTTTATGTCTTGTATGTTTGCTCTTATATGCATTTGGCCTAGCCCTGAATATATTGATTCAAATGCGTATAATACAGTATTAGGCCAGTCTATTAGAGTGGTAATAGCATCGCAACTTGCATTCCTAGTATCATCATTCCTCAATAGTTATATTGTATCTAAGATGAAGGCTAGTTATGTCGATAAGGGCGGTGACACCAAAAATAAATGGCATATCTTCTTCAGAACATTTGGATCCTCAATTCCAGCAGTATTAGTAGATGCCTTCATCTTCAACCTTATTGCGTTCACAGGTAATATGCCTATGAATACGGTTCTGGCTATGGCCCTTACTCAGTGGGGAGTTAAATTGCTCGTGGAGCTTGTAATGCAGCCTATCCTAGTCAATATCATACCTTGGTTCATTAAAAAGACAGGTAAGGATGTCATTGACAGAGAAGGATTCAATCCATTCAAGGTTGATTAATGGTGAACTAATATTAAGTTATATTAATATATATATAGGGGAGATAGTAAGGTCTCCCTTATAATATAGGTGGTGTTTTAACTTCGGTATTCCACCTCAAAAAAACAGCTAAAGGAGAATTAAATTGTATACACTAACAACTCAAATCACGTTTGAAGCAGCACATAGACTTTGAAGTGCTTATTCAGAAGCTTGCTTCAAAAACCTACATGGGCACTCATACAGAGTAGAAGTAGAAGTTCAATCTATAGATCTTAACTCTGATAACATGGTGTGTGACTTCAAAAAAATCAAAGAAATCATCAATAGTACTATTGAAAGCAAGTATGATCACAGTTGCTTCCTACATAAAGAGGATCCACTGGTAGAACCTATTGTGGCTAATTGTAAGAAAGTGTTTGTATGTGAAGAAAACCCAACAGCCGAGTATATGGCAAGAAGGTTCTATAATGAGTTAATTCAAAGTCTCAAAGACAATAATCTAAATACTATTAAGGTAAGTAGAGTATCTGTATGGGAGACAGAACATAACATGGCTACATACAGGGAGGATCTATAATGAGTAAGACCACTGCTTGGCTTGCACAAGATTGCTTCATAAGCTTAGAAGGAGAATCAGTGAGGCAAGGATTACCTGTAATCTTCGTTAGGTTCTTAGGATGCAACTTACGTTGTCAAAGCTCTAAATACCCGGAATGTCATTGCGACAGTGAGTATAGCTTCACCAAATCAGACTTATCGGAAGAAGTAACCCTTAAAGACCTCATGAAGAAGGTACATAAATACCCCTGCAAGAGGGTAGCTATAACAGGAGGAGAACCCTTACTTCAAAAGGACTTCCTGGATATCTTCCTGGCTCAGCTTACAAAAGAAGGTTATGAGGTATCTATTGAAACTAATGGCTCTCAGGATATAAAATGGATTAAGGATAAATACCCTAAAGTAATTGTTATAGGTGATTGGAAATGTCCTGTGGCGTTCGGTGAAGATACTAATAAGAAGATGTTGGAATCTAACTTGGCCCTCTATGAAAAAACAGACGCTCTAAAGTTTGTAGTAGCTAAGGAGGACTTTGAGGAGGTTGAAAAGGTACTTAAAAATCATAAGGATCTTAAAGCACAAGTATATCTATCTCCTGCTTGGGGTACTGTGGAGTTCGCAGAAGTAGCAGATTGGATTATTAAACATCCTGAATATAATACGAGGTTGTCTATACAAATACATAAGATAATTTGGGATAAAGACAACATATATGTATGATGAAAAAGGAGATAACATAAGAAAATGGAAAGAAATTATAAAATAACAGAAAAAGAAGTAGTTACAAAAAATATATTCAATGAAAAAGATGAGAAGATGGTTAATCACTTAATCCACAAAATGTTGGGATTAGATGATTCAGTTGAATTAGATGATAATCTCAAGGAATCACCTCATCGTTGGTGTAAACTCTGGACTGAAATGACAGAGGGCTATAGAACAGATCCGAAATCTTATTTGGAAAAGTGCTTCCCCTTAGATACCCCTAATATGGCAGACGACCCTGAAAAGTTCAATGAAGAAAAAACAGCATCTCTATATCAGAACGGTATAGTAATGGTATCTACAGAAGCTTGGTCAAATTGCATACATCATCTCGCTCCTATGCACGGAGAAATCTTTGTCCTCTATATACCTGATAAAAAGGTAGTTGGCCTCTCTAAGATTGTTAGAATGGTTAAAATGTATGGAAGAAGATTAAATCTTCAAGAGGGCTGGATGAATAATATAGCAGATGCTATGATGGAAGTGCTCGAGCCACTAGGAGTTATGGTATACTTCAGAGATATGACTCATAGTTGTGTAGCAATGCGAGGGAGCGCTGAGCAGACAAGTAGAACAAATTCAATAGCTGTAAGAGGTGTCTTCATTGATCCTAAAGTAAAAAATGAAGGATTGATGTTAGTTAATAATTCAAAATAGATGAAAAAAATTACCTACAACAGTTGCAGATAGTACACTTTTCTGGTATAATATATATATAAATACAAGGAGAATCAAAATGCGTATATCTGATTTGATAGAAATTCTTGAAGAAGCAAAAAAAGAGTATGGCAATGTGGAAGTTGCTATACAGTACAGAGATGATGGGGGATGTTACTACGGAAAGGACTCTGATGTCGGGGGTTACTTTGATAAAACAGACGGAGTATATACTCTCTGATTAAATGAAATTGCCTCCTACAGGTTACTAAAGTGTACTTGGTATCTGATGAAAAGAGATATATGTCCACAATGTTTGATTGTGTTAACCACAAATATGAGAAAAAAGGGGAGAGAAATCTCCCCATTAATTATGGACCAAAATTACAAATAAGGGCTTGACATAAAAATAGTAGTGAGGTATAATTATATCATAATTAAGAGGAGGTTCAAAGATATAAATTATGGGTAATGTAGAAGAGATTATCAGACTGTATAATAAAGCTCAAAATCATTTAGAGGATGAATTACTTAAAAAGGAAGATGGCGAGTATCTTAGTAGATTCTATGAAGGTCTTAAGAGCAGCTTTGAATACTTAATAGAGCAATTTGGAGGAAATGTAACTTATGATAAAAAACATAGAATGACTAAATTACAGTTACCTAACATTAAAGATGCTGACTCATCTGCTATAAATTCTATTATAGATATGGCAGAGGAAAATGGTAGGTTCTACTGTTCAAAGGAAGGGCATTCTCTAAATCGCGGAATGAAAATCTCTGAGTTAATCAGATCTCTAGAAGAAGCTAAGAAGGAACACGGAAACATAGAAGTCAGAGTACAATATAGAGATGATACTATGGATTACGATGGTAAGGATATGTTAATAAAAGATTACTACGACGAGGAAGAAAACATCTACGTATTGTAAGGGTCTTAAGACTTGTTGCAAAAAAAAATAAAGGAGAAGACTTGAAAATGAGCAAAATTATAAAAGGATTAATCTTGGTTATATGCTTAGTAACTCTGCTGAGCCTAGTAAGTTGCACATATACAAATGAACGAATTATACCACAAATTAAAGCAGGAGAAAATGAAACTATTGTGGTTAACTCTGTGCCCGTGGCTGAGGTAGAATTAGATGGCCTTTACTTAGGGAGGACTCCTGCGGTCATTAAGTTAATGGATGACAATCCTCATAACTTGAAATTAACAGCAAAGGGGTATCCTGCTCTACAATATACCCTTAGAAAAAAAAAATAAGTGAAAAGAGGCTCAACAAAAGTTATACAATAGGATTATTGTAATTATAGGAGAGAGAAATCTTCCTGTTAATTATGCTTAAAATTATTATAACATATACATAATAAGGTGACATAAAGGCAAGAAGAGATTATAATTAAAATACAATTAAGAGGAGGATCATTAAAATATGGTTAATGTAGAGGCAATTACAAGAGTATATAACAGAGCAATGGATCACTTAGAAAAAGAAGAGTTAAGAAGAGAAGATGGCAAGTATATCAGCAGATTTTACGTAGGCTTAAAAGACAGCTTTGAATATCTAATAAAGTACTTTGGGGGTAGGGTAACCTATGATGCTTATCACAAGATAGCAGAATTATATATACCTGAAATTAAGAAAGTAGATCCCTCTATTGTAGAACTCTTTATGAAAAATCATATTGTTGCTGCTAAATTCAATACCCCTCAATACGAAGAAAGATATGGAAATGAAGGTTATCCTCGAGGCTTCTCCCACAATATATTACAGTTTATGGAGTTTGTAGGTTATAGCCCTAAGTGGAAGAGTGAAGTATCTAAAGATGTACTATTGGGGTTCGTTGCAAAGAATAAGTGAAACAGGGCTTGACAAAGATCATATAATATAGTATTATATAATTGTAAGGAGATAACGAAATGAGATTATCTAAGTTAATTGAAATATTAGAAGATGCAAAAGAAGAACACGGTGACGTAGAAGTTAGAATACAGTATATTGATGAGTCTGGGTTCAGTCGTAAAGACGATAATATTAACAACTATTACGATGAGGAAGATGGAACTTATACCCTCTAAGAAGAATGAATATGGCAAATACAACAAATGATAATGTAGTAGTTACTAAGATGGTTAAAAAGTGTACCTGGTGTCATGAAGACATCGATGTGCAAGAGTTCAGAAGTGAGAATCCTAAATACTGCTACTACACAGGAAATTATATAGCAGAAGAAGACGGTAAGTTCTACTGTTCAAAGGAGTGCTACTCTCTGAGCCACAGAACGAAAATCTCTGAGTTAATTAAATCCTTAGAAGAGGCTAAAAAGAAGTATGGGGACATAGAAGTCAGAGTGCAATATAGAGATGATACTATATTCTATGAGGGCATGGATATGGTAGTAGAAAACTACTTTGATGAGGAAGACAACGTCTATGTATTATAAGGAGTTAAAGAAATGTTTATAGTGTTAGAGCATATAGATGGAGCAGGGGGAACAACACAAGCAAAGGCCTTAGCCGCTTACTTAAAGGATATAGAAATCCCTGTAGAAGTAACAGCCGAACCTACGACTGAGAGTAAGTATGGTAGAGTTCTAAGACTAATGCAAAGAGGGTATGAATTAAAAGAAGCAATGGATAGCCTAGCCTTAAAAGAGGAAGATATGGAAATTGCAACCCTCATAGAGCTCCTATATAAAAAGTATGATGTATCAGACAAACAAATCCTCTATAGTATCCTCTACACCTTAGACAGAGCCCAGCATATTAGGAGGATCAAATCTCTGTTAAACAGGGGTACTTGGGTTATATGTGATAGATATAAGTTATCGTCGCTAGCATATCAAGGCATTGCAAAAATGGGAGAATCTGAAGAATCCGCTCGCTTAAAACAAGAAGACATTATGGAAGCAAATAGTGGGTTCAGAGATCCTGATCTTAGCATCCTCTTAGATATTCCTGTTGAAGAATCCCTTAAAAGAATAGATAAAAGAGGTGAGACTAAAGAGGTCTTTGAGAATAGAAAAACACTAGAAGCCGCTTATAATATATATAAAGGTTACTTTGAGGATGATAGTAACTGGAGTAATACTAAAAAGAGATGCGTGGTAGATGCAACTCAGACACCTGAGAAGGTAACAAAAGAGATTATAAGACAGATCTGCGCTAACTTCGGGGGAAATTAAAAATGCATGATTGGGACTTCGATATGACGTTCTGCAATGGCGAGACTACTAAAAAAGTATGTCCTGTGAGAGATACCTGCAAAAGATACTGGACTAAAAAACATACTGAAGAAGCGGAGAGACTTGGGTTAAAATATCACTCCTTCTTCTTGTGGGATAATCCAGACGAGATTACTGATAAGGGCTGCAAATACTACTGGGAGAAGCCTAATAATGAAGCTAACCGAAACGAATAGTCTGCATAAGCTTAAAGATATCCTCTACAGTAGAAAATAAAACTCTCAGGTACTTATGGGAGTATAGTAATGAGCATATACTAACAAAAGTTCAGGAAGAAAGAATATCTAGAGTTAGAAAGCTCTAGGAATATAAGAAGTGCACTCATAAGGAGAGGGAATAAAAAATGAAAATAAGAAATGGCTTTGTAAGTAATAGTTCGAGTTCTAGCTTCATTGTGTACAAGAAAAGTAATATAGATAACTCCGATTACAAGTCCTTCAAGTCTTATCTAGGAGAAAAATATGGGAGTCTCTGCGCCTACTTCAAATGTATTGAAAATGATCATAACTTCAAAGAATACTCTATGATACTCCCGATAAGTAAAAAGGGCGTTAACAAAAACTTCGGCTGGGAGTTCGAAAGATATTATAGCTTTGAAGACAAAGTCAACTTCATGTATCTCCAAATGCAAGAAATCTTAAAAATAACAAACATAAAGTTATTATATCTCAGAGATGGCGATGGTCATTGGGAAGATCCTAAATATCTTGAACTTGAGAACTTAAATGACAAAGTGGGTAATGTCCTAACCTCATTGGGTTGTGCCTTAAAAGAGATATGTGTTGGGTGTAATGATCTTGATAGAAAGGAAGAAAATAATAAGTGGTGCTTCGATATATATATACAGATTATAACCAACTATATGAAGACTCCGCTTGCATGGTAGATCCCTCCTTTGAGCCCTTCGAGATTGATCATCAATCATTATGGACTGATAAAATGCACTTCGAGGAATTAATGACCTTCTTGGACAAGCTAACCACTAAAGAAGGTATACTAAATTATCTACTAGGTGACTCATACATACAGGGCGGAAACGACAATGAATCTACAGAAAACTTAACCTCTGAATATATAGAATCCAAGAGGTATGTGAGAAAATACCTAGAGGAAACATGCGGCAAAGAGTGTGCTGATAGGTTCGAAGGAATGTACATGTGAAGGAGAATCAAACAATGCAAAAAATCTTAAAATATATAAAAATAGGGCTTGTGTTATTAATTAAGGAATTAGCTCGACTTGTGAGTGCAATGGCGTTAACAGCACTCATTATGTTCTTGATACCAGGTTATCTAGAATATAAATCTCTAAACCTAATGCTTATAATCTTCGTGATGAATATAACTCTACTACCTATATGGGGTGAGTTTGTGTCTAAATGTCTAACTTACTTATACTACTGGTTGTTTGCAGGAGACTCAGATAATGACTTACTAGACCTAAGCGAATATGACCCACAATACTTCTCCTTTGAAGAAGACGGACATAAACCTAAATCGCTAAGTAATATAGAAGAGCTATATACCAAACACGCCAATAATAGATCTGGTATGAGCAAGGAGTATAATAAGGGCTACATCTCAGGTATAACAGATAGCCTTAAAGAGATGAGTCTAGACTACCTTGAAAAGGATGATAGCGAAGGTAATGCCATCTTAAATATTAGAGGTATTGACAATGCCTACATTATAGATATGGAGCCTGAGGGAAGTAGCAAGGCAAGTAGCAAGGAATCTAAAAATGGATAATATATGTATAGACGGAAACAACCTAACATGTATAGCTTACTCAACACCAGTACCTGGAATAGATAGTGCCTTAGAGAGGACGTATAGTGTTCTATCTAAGATGCTAGGTAAACTTAAGCAAAAGTATGACGGCAACTTCTACGTATGCTGGGACACTAGAGGGGGCACTACATTCAGAAAACAAATAGACTCAAATTACAAGGCTACTAGAGACCCCTCTAAGTTTGACTTCACTGTTATTGAGAAATGTAAGGTACTATACGAAGACTTTGGAATTAAATCTATAAATATACCTCAATGTGAGGGTGATGATGCTCTGTTTGTATTATGTAAATACCTGAGGAAGAAGGATCCTCAGAGTAATATAGTCATAATATCCAGAGACAAGGACCTCTTACAAATCGTACAAAAAGGTTATGCTAACACTCAATATGATCCTGTTAAGAAGAATAATATAGTGCCTCCTTGGTATGATGTAGTTAAGTATAAAGCACTAGTAGGGGATAGTTCGGATAATATATCGGGAGTAAAAGGAATTGGGCAAAAAGCTGCTATTAAAATTATATCAGGAATGAAAACCTTAACTGAGGAACAAGAGGTCCAATATCAGAAGTGCCTAAAATTGGTAGATGCAACTATGAATCCCAACCTCGAAAAAAATTACAGCTTAATTGAAACCCTGAACCTGTGAAGGTTAAATTATATTGAAGCATAAACACTAATTAAGTAGCTACTATTATATTGTGGTTAAATTATCGTGAGGAATAATCATGGAAAGTAATATCAGGAACTCCAAAGAAGAAATTGTAAAAAAGAAATTAGGAAGTGAAGATATAGATCTCAGCAACGTTAAAGACGAAGATCTTGACAAAGCTATCACTGATGAAGATAAAAAGAACCTTATAAAAGATGAAACTCAGACAAAAGATCTAGACCTAGACAATCTTAAAGATGATCAGCTAGACAATCTACTAGGTCATCTTGACTTTGAGTCTAAAGGATCAAGTCTGGCAGAATCCATAGATGATGCGGTAGCTTATATGATAAAAGACGGATATGAAGATAAGACTATCTGTGATGTCTTAAAGAACTATGTACAACTTAAGACAGATGAGGCTGAGAAAATCTATAATGATATCTCCTCTACACTTGAAATGGTAGTAGATATTGATGACAAAAAATCAAAAGATACGCCTCATATTGAGGACCTAGAAAAGAGTGAAGGTGAAAAAGTCAAGGAACCTGACTTGCCTGAAGTAGAATATGGTTATGAAAAAGAGGCTAAGAAAGAACCAGAAGCTGAAGACATATCTACTAAAAAAGAAGAAAAGGCAACTAAAGACTTAAAAGAAAGTGCTGATGAAATTATCCACTACTACTATAAAGGTGAAGAAATCTCTGGAGATGAAGCAGAGAAGTTACTCGGGCTCAAAACACTGAATGATTATATCAATGAAGCTCAGACTATGTATATGATTGATCCTGTAAGAAGTGAGAAGAACGGTGTTAAGTGGGGTGACTTCACTATAAGAATTGACTAATCCCTCCTTAAAAAAAATATAGCAAAGCGATTGACCTCTCAGCAATGAGAGGTTATAATATATACATACCAGGAGGACTTAGAATTATGGAAAGAAGAAATGAATGTAGATATTGTGGTAGAGTGGCACATGGATATGGTTGTGGCTTAAGTCCTAATCACTATCATATGGAAGAAGGTGATCCGGATCATTGTGTCTGGTGTGGTTCAACAAGTTATGGCTATAGTTGTGGGCTCAACCCTACAGGAATGCATGTGCATGTGCATGGCCATGGAGATGGCAAGTGCATCTATTGTGGTAAGCCATATCAGCGAGGTAGACGTTGCCCTGCATCACCATCAGGCCTCTGTGAAGCATAGGGTAGGAAAGCAACTTATTATATATAATGAGGAGTTATAAAAATGCCGGAATCATATGAGAGTTATAAATTAAGAGCCTTAGAGACCGAAAGAAGAAGCTTACAGGCTGACTTAGTTAAATATATCAAATTAGCTTATAAAGATGGAAATATAAGCAGCACATCATATACGAATCTAATGAAACAGCCATCTGTACAGGACATGGCATTAGGATTGATAAGTGATCTCTACCATAAAATAGATATCTTGAAATTAAAGCTATCTGAAAAAGACAACTAGAGGAGAGAATTAAAAATGACAATGAGCTTCAAAGATTATCATAGCACAAAGTACTCAACATCTAAAAATCTTAATGAGTCTAAGAAGAGATATAATGAAAGGATTGATAACGACTATCCTGTAACTATCCACACTAAGATTATGGTGCCAGCTAGGTCTATCTCTGAAGAAGACTTAGACAGTGTAGAGAATCGCTGGGGTGATATCCCTCATTACTGGGATAAGAGAGATGAAAACTCAGATACAAAAGGAGAGGCTGTTACCTTCGATGTCCTAGAGTGGGCTTATGGTGATCCTGAAATGGAAACAAACATGGCAGATGATTGGGGAAGGTTGGAAGGCAGATACAGAGTCTTTGAGTTCACCTCTGAGACGAGTGTCTACGTCGAAGTTAACAATGATTATGATGACATAGACTTAGATAGAGACTTAGGCAGTGTAGACGAATTGGATGATGCTTACGATGGGTCTCTAAGTACCCTGATGAAGGATCTTAAAAAGAAGTATGGTATCGAAGCTAAATACGACTATACAATTGAATGTTAAGTTAAGTGAAATCAAAAATAATAGGAGGGCTTAAAGGTCCTCCTTATATTATGCCCTATCCTCTTCAGAATTAGGTTCACTGTAGTCCTTATACAAGCACTGTAACCTTATATCATCTGCATAATTACCGCTGTTCCACGTCTTGATGTCAGCAATTGCACACTCAGGACTTATGTGAGTCTTATCATACCTAACATAGTTGAGAAGTCTCCAACCATCCCCCTCGTTAGCTACGGCTACAAAGTGTGACTGAGTAAATGGGTGCTTAGTGTTGGTTACAATCCACTCCTGCACGGGGATGTTATGATAGGTATAATAAGAGGACCATATACGAGCCCAGTTGTCACAGTCTCTATCAGTTGTTAAGTCCTTGAAGAAGAATTGAGGCTTATCAAGAGGTTGACTATTGTCTAATAATCCCCTAAGCTTATCCCAATTATATGTATACTTAAATCCGTTAATCAGCCTTGAAAATGCCGAAGGTGACAAGTCTCTAACGTCTTCCCACTTATCCAAATCAGGTAACTTCTCCCAATCCTTAGGCTGAAACCAACGCCAAGTTAAGGGCTCAAACAATCTACGCAAGCAAGCAACAAATCTTAAAATCGTCTCCATCATGGATAAATTAGTTTGGGAGGGGCTTGACTAACTTGCAAAAATAAGGTAATATATAAATGTAAATAAGGAGCTTAGAAAAATATGGCAAACGATGCCCCACTTGTATTCTTGGATGTAGAGACAACAGGATTAGACTATAAGACATGTTCAATTATACAGCTATCAGGAATCATTAAAGTTGTAGGTAAAGAGGAAGTCACCTTTGATTATAAAATTAGACCTTATAAGAACGACACAATCTCTGAAATAGCATCTGAGAAGACAGGTCTAACACAAGATATAATAATGCAGTACCCTGAAGTAGGCGGGGTAGTTAAGGAGTTCAGGACTCTATTAGATAATACTCTGAAGATTGAAGGTAGCAATAGGATTAGGCGTGCATACTTTGTTGGTTATAACTCTCAGTTCGATATGGACTTTGTGAGAGATCTACTAGACCTAAATGGCTCTAACTTCAAGAGATACTTCTACTTCCCAGATATTGATGTAATGAGATTATACGCTCTATACTTCATGTGTAAGAGGGGCAGTATTAAGAGCTTCAAGCTAACAGATATATATGAGGCAATCTTCGGGGAAGAGTTGGTGGATGCTCATAATGCCTTAGTTGATATACAAGCTACGAAGAAGTTATATGAAGCAATCTTCTTGAGATATCAACTCAACATAGATATGGCAGAAGCAGTTAAAATAGTTGCAGGTAAAAACGGGCAAAGCGAAGAAGAGAAGGTTATACTATAATTATGTTGATCCTGAAACGCTTACACATGCAGAACTTCATGTCCATAGATGAACTAGACATAGACTTCGAAGATAACGAAGTTATGGCCATATGCGGTCAAAATGGTTCGGGTAAATCCTCTCTGCTCTATGCTATTGCCTTCCTGTTAACGGGCTATAGAAAAGGGGAGAGTTACAGAGACTATGTTAAAACAGGTTGTGATACAGCCTATCTATACTTAGAGGCAACCCTTAAAGGATCCCCACTATATTGTGAGGCAGAGTTATTAGGTAATCAGAAGAAAGGTATAATGCAGCCTACTAAGAGGAAGACTATCTACAAAGGAGTGACTTATCTTAATAGTGATCACAATCAGTTCATTAAAGAAAATGAGTTATCTTATGTAGAGGCTCTGCTCTTCATGTTCCAAGACTCTAACAAAGATATTATAGATGCCAAACCATCTGAAAGAGCAGCTATGTTAAAGAAGCTCTTAAAGTTTGAGTTCACTGATATAGTAGATAAGTTAAATCAGGAACAAGAGTTGAAGAAGATTGAAAAAGTAGAAAAAGGTGCAATCTTAGATGAGCTAAAAACCCACACCTTTGAGACTCAGAGACTTGCAAGAGAAATACCACCAACAATGATAGCTCAGTGGAGTAATAAAGTAGACGAAATAAATAACAATCTCAGGAAGTTAGAGGATATAAAGGGAGTATCTGAAGATAATATAAATAGATCCTTAAATGAGATAAGATCTAATATTAAGAATACAGAGCAAAGTATAGAAAAAGAAGAGATAGAAGAAAAACAGATCCTCCAACTGCTAGAAATAAAGAACGAAGAGCTAAATGAGGCAAGTGAAGAAGACCTAATAAATGAACTAGGTAGGCTGCAAGAGGAACTTAAAACACATCAAAGTGAATATAAACTCCTAAGAGATAAAGCAGAAGAGATAACTCAAACTATAAAGGTTGAAGAGTATCAAAAGAGTGAGTTAACTAAGCAGATTAAAATAAGCAGTAAAGGTGTCTGCCATGCGTGTGGGCAGGCAATAACACAAGAACATATAGATAACCTAAATGCTAAACTAAAAGCTGTTGAAGATCAAATAGAAAAGTCTAAGCAGAGCTTGGAAGACCTACATTATGATAGAAATAATACTAAAGAAAAAGAACTAAATGCAGCAATAACTCAACAACGCAATAAAGTGCAGTTATATAAAAATAGCTTAGCTGAAGTTGAGTATAATAAGAAGAGACTTGAAAGTAATAGGGAATTAAGCGCAGAGAGAAAGAAATACTTAAATGAATTAAGGAACAGGGAAAGTAGTACTCTGGAAGAGTTGCAGAGGTATGCTAAAATAGCACCTATAATTAAAGAGAAAGATGAACTTGTAGCTGAGCTGGATCAACTAAAGGAGAAGATTCAAAAAGCACAAGAAGAGAAGATTAGAAACGTAGAACGTAGAAAGAATAATGAGATCGTCTTAAAAGAGAAGGCGCAGTGTGAAGAGAAGCTTAATAAGTTAACGGCAGAAATCAATAATCTATTATTGGAAATAAGCTTATCCAAATCAGCCTCTACAATCTTCGAAAGCTCGTTCCCATCGTTCCTAGTACTACAAGCAACTCAGAGACTAGAGAATTATATAAATGAGATTGTTCAAAAGATCTTCCCATATATGAAGGTTAAGTTGCAAATGCAGAGATCAGGGGTAACGTTCCTGTATACAGCTGAGAGTAGCAATGATGAGTGGTTACCTGTAGCAATGGCTTCAGGAGCTCAGAAGGCAGTATTAAGCTTAGCTTACAAGACATCCCTTGCAAGACTATATGGCCTAACTTGTATAATGTTAGATGAAGTAGATGCAAGTTGCACTGCTAACAATGCTGAAATTATATATAAGTTTGTAGCTAGTCTTAATTGCTTCCAGCAACTAATCTTCATCAGTCATCGCCCTGAGAGTATACAGGCAGCTAAATCTGTCAATCCAGGTGTGGTTGTATATACAGTAGATAAAGGCACATATACGTTAGTGGAGGAGTAATATCCTCCACATAATTAAAATTGTAGGAAGGCTCCAGCACCATATATGAAGGACTGTGTCTTAGTTACATCAATGCCTAACTTAGCATAAATACCAACCTTGCCTAATAAGACTGCCCCTAAAGACATAGATACTTGTTGAGGTAGGGTGCCTACAAAGTTCAGGTCAGCTCCTAATAATCCTACAATAGACTTAGGCTTAGTATACTTCTTGTAGTTAGCAATAAGAGCTTGGTACTTAGAATCTAAACTACTATACTTATCTCTAAGTGCTTGGTTCTCTGCAACATAACTCTTAACCTCGTTAGCTAACTCCTTAGAGGACTTATCAAGTTCATCATACTTAAAGTCCAGCTCATAATAAGCCTTAGCAATCTCTAACAGCACATCCTTATCAGTCATACCCTCAGGGACTACAACATCATAGATACCCTTAGAGGTCTCAACTGTATATACTGTATCCTCTGCGCATACAGCCCCTACACACATTAGAAGGGATAATATAATTATGGTTAATCTCTTAATCATTGCTGTGTTCTCCTGGCAGAATCTTCTTGATAAGATCCCCCTCAGTAGGCTTACTTATACTCTCTACCTCTTCGATCTTATTAAGGACCTCACTCTCCTTATCCTCTACAGACTTGGTTGCGTCCTCAATATCACTCCCCAAATCCTTAATCTGCTTACTCTGCTCCTTAATCTCCCCCTCTAACTTGTCCTTAGAAGACCCAAACAGAAGTCTAATTATGAGAGCTCCAATAGGTATGATAAGCAAAGTCCAACCCTTCTTGAAGAAGTTCTTAATCTTAGTCCAAATATCTTGTATGTTCATGTAATATTAAGTTGTGTGAACCCCACTTATTATATATAAGGCGGTAATTATGAACTCAAGAATAGTAGAAGCTGGTGTGGCTAAAAATATAGATCAAGCGTTCAAGAATGTATTATGGAGTATTGCTCAGCAGTCGTCGAAGAGGTACTATCAACCTCTTAACTTAACTACTCCAAGACAACAACAGCAGTTCACACTTAGAACATATAACTCTCTGTTATATAGAGCAGGCACTAATCAAATCAAAATGGATACGGATGCAGCTGTACTTAGGAATGTAGCTAATAAGGATGCCAAAGCTGCCTATAATGCAAGTGTCTTAAAAGCTCAACAAACGACACAAGCAAAGCAACAGACTCAGCAAACTGCACAGCCTAATCAACCTAAGGCCCAACAAACACAGGTCAGCACTGCAAAACCCACTCAACAAACACAGACACAGCAGAAAGGTACAGAAATAGGTAATGGCGGTGCAAAGAATATAGGAAAAAAAGACATCATCAATATGAATGATCTTGAGGTTATAAAACAAAACTTAGGGAATCTAGGGGGAAGACTATCGCGTCTAAATAAAGGCCTCAAAAACTCTATAGTTGACCTTAGAATAATGGATGGCCCTGCAATAGGTAAAAAAGTATATAAACTCCCGGCCCATCTAGTGCTTACAATAAAAACAGAGATCCCTGTTCCTGTTAAGGATAAACCTGTTCCTGTTAAGGATAAACAGCAAGCTCCTAAAGAGCAATCTAAAGAGCAGCAGGCTGAGGCTGATACTCAGCAAACAGCACAATCTGGTACTGAAGAATCGGGCACTGAAGAACCAAAAGTTAAAGAGGCTATAATTATAGGAGAAGATTGTGCTCTTCTCGAGGCCTATAAATATAAAGAAGAACTCTATAAATATGAAGAGTTATTTGGAAAGAAAGTAGATCCTGTAAATTATATTATAAGTAAAGAGGGGAGAGAGGATATAAAGAAGGTAATAGAAAACGCCTTTGAGAATAGCTTGATAAATTATGAGCAAACAACTCTATCCTCTAAAGTAGGAGAAATAAAAATTATGGATGCACGAGGTACAGAAATTAAAGATCCAGGTGAAGATGAGGAACTAGAAGGTTATATAGAAATTGAGGCACCAGTTACACTTGAAGAAGGTAAGCCTAAATTAGGTGATAGAATCTTACACGGCGTAGGTACAGTCCTTAAAGTTCTAAGCGCAGGTAGGTAGATATAAACCTTAACTTAAAAGCTTATCTAAAAACAATAAAGCCCTCACATTATAGAGGGCATTAAATTACGTTAAATGCAGCGCATATTGCGCGTATAAACAGCGATTCGGTGTCAGGACATATAACTACTATGGCTGATATCCTTGACAATAACTAACCTTAAATTGGTCTTCATGTAGGCTAAAGCAGCCTTCTGAGAATCCCAAGATATTCTAGAGCCGTCCTTAAGAGTCTTGGTGCCTGTAGAGTTAATACCCTTAACCCAAGGTATACACCAGGCCTGCTCCTCATTAAGATTGCCAGCATCGTCAAATACAACCTTAGAAGCATCATACATCCTAAATGATACTTTGCGTAAGAAGTTAATGTAATTAAGTACAGCAGGCTTACCCGCAGCAACCATTACCTCATCCAAGCCCTCTGTACTCATAACAGCCTCCTGGTACCCTGTACTCTCGCGAGGTCTACCTTCAAGAGTTATCCACTCCTCTAAAGTCTCATTAGTTGTGGTATCTCTGCGATATATCTTCTTCTTGAGTGTGGGCATCCAATACTGGTCCTTATCTACTTCAGGGTCCTTAGCTGGATTAGAGGGGTCTGAATCTACATTATTAAGAGGATCTTTGGTTAAGTGACCCTTATAGTAGTTAGCACACCACTGAGCAATATCAGCTGCATAGATATTAGGGTCAGCAGCGGTCATACAACTCTTACTAGGATCCATAATCATGTTGAAGTTGTATCTAATATCCTTAAGCTGACCTAAGTATATAACTGGTACAATCCTATTACCGCTCTCGTCAGTATTATCATCGGATACTAAGTAGAGGTGATCATTAGGATTGGAGTTGGTGAAGGCCTTGAGTGCCCGAGGAGTCTTAATCTTAACCTTGCCTACATACTTCTTCTTATTATTCACAGGGCCACTCTCAAAGGCTATATCATAGACTTCATCTGATACGCTGTAGTCGACATAGGACTCAGTGTCCTTGATATAGATAGCATCGTATAAGTACTGATACTCAGGGACCTTAACACCTACTCCAAACTCCTTGAAGTCATCATCCTTGTTAGCCAAGGCAGCCATGTTGTTCTTCTGAACTGTACCGTATCGAGCACCTAATAGCCATCCCATAGACTCGCCGTCTGTGGCATCATTGAAGCCCTCTGCTTCTCTCAACTCCTCTCTGAGATCTTCTAAGCTCTGGCCCTGATAAGATGTAACCTCGTTGGTATTGGACGTCTTGATCATTATATCTCTATAAGGGGTATGGATCTTCTTGAGATCTTCAACAGATATACTCTGAGTTTGACCATCTGAGTCCTCAGTTCTAATATCAGGATATGACGTGACCAATCCACTCTCATCTGTATCAGAGGTATAAGCTAGTAAGTCAAGCTCGTTGTCCTTGACATATAAGTCAATATACTCTGCAGGCGTACAATATAACTTAACTACCTCATCCTCACTGTAGAACGGACAACTCTTCTGAACTAGACATCTTGAACAAGTCAAGATACACTGATTAGATATCTCTGCTCTTAAGGCCTCCATCTCCGACTTGTAGTAGAACTTGCCAGGTAGCTTAACATTGGTGTTGGTTGCATCTTGTGCTGGTAACCAAGCCAACTCGTTCATCTTAGCCACAGGTACTACGTTCATGTACTTATCATAGCTACTTATAAGATTGTTAGCGTAGTTCTCTATGTTCTTATTGTAGATATTATCTCTTACAAACGGCATAAGCCTAGCTAGAGTACCTTCAGAGGTGTTAAGGCGATTATTGAGCATTAAGTATCTACGATAGTATAAACTATTGGATCTACCTTGAGGTTCTTTGTCTCCCTTAACATACTTGACATAATAAGGGGCTGAACCTGTACCTTCCAGTGCGCTCTTAATGAAGCTACCTATAGCCTCTAGTACTGTTACCGTTGCATCTGTTGTAGAGGTGCTATATATTGTTAGAGGTATTATAGCATAACTATTGGCCTTAGCATTGCTTTGTATTACCTTACCTACCCCTGTGCTGTCATTAGGTGTTAAGGTGTTAGTATTAGGATCATAAGTTGGTATAATTGTGGTTAACTTAATATCAGCTGCAATTGCCCCTGTGTTATTAGGATCCTCCTTCTCACCCAATACATTGTAGAAGTAGTTAACGCCTTCTGAGTTCTGGGAGTTGCGGGATCCTAAGTATGCTCTAACTTGTTCCCTTGTAGGTAGGCTGTACTTAGTGTTAGTCGTTATTGTTAAGGCTCTCTCGAAGGTTCTCTCCCTTATTATTACCTTAAGAGCATCTATTAGGAGTTGTCGCTCTCTATATTCAATGTCAGTTAAGGTTTTAAGAGCTGTGGTGTCGTCGCTGGTTAACATATGTCTTCTAATCCAAGCACTCTCAGTATCACCACTGAACATGCCAACTACTAGATCGAGTGTGTAACTTAACCTTGCCCCAAACTTACCTAGAATATTTAGATTGTTTGTCTTAAGTGATTGCTTGGCTTCTCTAAATGCATCCAATAACTCAGGAGCACTGAACGCTGCAAGACTACCATTCTTTATACGTTCAAAGTCTATCTTAAGTCCTTCGCTATCATTTAAGGTCTCATAGTCTACAGAGGTGTCGAAGACTGTATTAACAGAATCTGCAGTATAGTAGTCAAGATAGATTGCTTTGAGATTCTTCTGAACTGTGTCTGCGCCTATTGCCTTAAGTCTTGCCTGAGTTATCATATCATAGATTACGTCTACAATAGCATTATCTAGCTTGCTTGCCTCTTGTATTAAGGCATCACTCATCAGGATTTGCTTGTCTCCCTCTAAGGCTATAGCAGTTGGATTGCCGAGGCTTAAGAACGCTTTAGTGTTATTACCGAAGTATCCGTCTATCTTCTCACACAATTCTCTTGTCAGGCTACCTGAAGACACTAATGCTTTAGATATGTCATCCCTCATCTCTTTGAGAGACGGTCTCTCTTTAAGTATGTTGGTAGCTCTTTCTTTAGGTCTGAAGGTGATGTTTTTAATTCTATTAGCAAGCTCTTCACTGAAGGCCTCATCATATCCTTCTTTTCCAACCTTATCCTTCCAGCTATCATTGTTCCTAGATGTATCTGTAATTACCTCATACTCTGTACTATAATAAGGACTCTTAGTATCTATTCTACCTAACAATCCTTGTACATCTAAGGCTTTGATCTTGTAGGTTGTGTCGTTTATAGGGATATCGAATCCTGCTTGTACTAGGTCATTCAATACAGGCCTCATTTGTGCCAGACCATCTACTAGATCAGGGAACTCGCTCATTAATAGAGGGTTCTGTGTTCCTGTTTGATCTTCTAAGCCCGACAACTTGAAGTTCTTGAAGATATCGTAGCACGTATTACTTAAGATACTCTTAACACTGTTATTAAGGCTTGAGCCTTCACCATATATCATATTGATTATAGGCCTGAAGTTTAAGCCTCCTACATCAGCTCTCTCTAAGTCTGCTCTAGACTGGAACTTCGGTAGACCTGGTATGATCTTCTTGTTCTTAAGGGTAGCTACGTCATTTTTATTTACAAGCTCGTTTGTGATAGACTTATCTCTATTATGCTTGACATTAATCTTGAAGTAGTTAGATGGCCAAGACATAGGCGTTACACATAGAGGCTCACTCATACTTATCCCTATAGATTTGTCGTCTTGATCGTATAGCTTTATATTGTCTAAGGATAACTCTAGTGGACTTAAGAAGTAGATATAGCAGTCATATAATGCACCTGTCGATACCTCTACCTCATCCATTACTATTGAGTAAGTAGGGATTCTTAATCTTAGACCTAGAATAGTATAACCACTATCAGGATCAAATTCAGCTGAGGTAACAGCTACTAGTCCTGACCTACTCATATCTATGGCGTTAGCTGCCTCCGGCGCTCTTCTTTTCACCTTCTTAGAGGATGTGGACTGTATATCTTTTAAGGTTACTTCATCTAACTCTTCTAGATTATCTACAATGAAGTTATCCTGAACTTGATTGATAAGAGCTTCTAAGGAGTTGTCAGTGTTCTTTATCTTTTTGGACTTTTGACTTGACTCTATTATATCCTTAGTATTATCCCTCTTAGCCTTAAGTTCTCTAGATCCTGGTTCAAAGTCAGTGTCGCTATTTTTAACTGTATTAGTCGCTAGCATTACAGGTTGGAGTGCAGTAGTCATAGCATAACTTTCTATAGGCGTATATTCTCCTGTAGATTCATTAAGTCTTGCTCTGAACTTCCTTCTGCAATCTCCTAACGCATAGTCTCCCTCTACTAAGGATCCTAGAGTATAAGTTTCATCACCGTCTGTATAGAGGACATCGAAGCCTCCATTACCCTCTGCAGTATTTACCTTATAATCTACCTCTTTGAAGCCTGTTATTATCTTAGACACTCTACCTATAGATGTTGAGTATAATCCTTTAGGATAGCTTAGAGTAATAGTTTGATCCGGCGTTTTAAGGTATACCTGCTTAATCTTAGAAGGTTGATACTTCCTGATCTTAGATACCTTGAAGCTTATAACAGAGTTGTCATCTAACAAGCTTATCATGGATCTTTGAGGTGTTTTAGTACCATCTTCTTTATATTCTTCCAGGCCTAGATCCTCTCTAGACATCAGGATTAGAGTATTAGGCAAGTTATCACTATAATCAGGATATACTAGATATGCACCTTGTGGTACTTCTCTTATATTATTAGATAGCTCGTCCTTTATAGCTACTGTGGTTCCCTTAGGTGACAATGCTTCATAAGGTGATAGGAGCTTAATCTTAATATCTGAGATATCTACTCCTTCCTTCCTCTTGGTACTCTCTTCTGTAATAACTGAGTTTCCCTGATTTATTGATATATCCCCTAAGGTTACTGTATACTTAACAGCTACGTTCTTACTATACTCAGTGTAGATTCTGCTTAGATCTGCTGTGCCTGCTTCATTGATAGATTCGCCATCTATTACCCTCTGAACTTCTTTTGATTCATAATGAGGTGCATACGTGAACAGACCAACCTTATCCTCTCCAGTTTGAACCATCGTATTTTCAGTTATTGTAGTATGTGTGGCTTGCTTTGTTATTCTAGCATAGACACTATCACCTTGAGTATCTGTCAGATCTATATTTAAAGTGTAAGTACCATCGTTATTATCCTTAAGAGCCTGGAGGCTGTTCTCTATATATTGATATATAGATTGCTGAGGTTTAGACTCCTGAGTCTCAAACACCTCCTTGAATTTAGAGGGGTATATTAGGCTTGTCGTAGAGGCTTGCCCAATACTATTATCTCTTAGAGTATTTAAGGTTACAACATTCTCTAAAGCCCTGAGATTGAAGTTGGTGAAGTTGTTTACCTTATATTTATCGAACAGTGTTCCTGAAGCATTTACCAACTTATCATATGCTAGAGTTAGCTTACCTTTGTATTCATATATCTCGCCGTTGTCTAATCTAGTAGCCCCTTTAATTACTTTATCATCTACTTCAACAGTAGTGTCCTCATAATCCCTAGATGTTAGCCTTAGTGGAGCGTTGTTGAACGTTCCTCTATTAAGTAGGTGACCTTTGTAGTATCTAGTGCCAACAGGGATACTGACGCCCTTCTTGGCTGCCTCAATTGCATCATTGATGAACTTCCAGGAAGTTACTGTATTTATATCCCCTGCTATACTCCTCTTGTAAGGCTCTTCATACAGACCGTCTAGCAATCCACTGGCTTGTGCAACATAGATGTTTTCTACCGTTACAAAGCCTCTAACAATATCATAAATCCCTGTACGTCTTAGATATTCCGGTATTGGGGTATCTGCTCTTGTTGTTAGCATGGCCTCCGAGGACGTGGCTGTTGATACTCTGAACATATAAGCCCTATACTTGGCATCCTTAAGTGCCCAGTAAGATTCTATATTTTCAACTGTGTTGCTTATATCACTGGTGCATATAATCTCGGCCTCAGCTAGTAAGGTTCCCGGTATTGCTTCTAAGTTTCCCGTATCTGTTATAGGCTCTGCATTGCCCGGATAATCCCTGAGATAGTATACTGTTCCGGCAGGTATATCTCTTAGATCCTTAATACAATCTTTTACCTCAATATATTCAGGACTACTTGAATTATTTGCATCATAGTCTGGATTAGGTATCTTATAAGGCCCCCAGGTTAGGATATTAGTAACTTGGCCTTCTGAGTTATCTTGATACTTAAACACAAACAACTTGTAACCTATAGCTGCATTATCTCTGTTAGGTATTAGCAAGCATACATCTTGTGGTCTGAGCTTAATTAAGTATTGTGTATTGTTATCTTCAGAGTGTGTAATGAACGTGACGCCAGATACTTTATAGTTTATTGCCTCATCATAATCAACGTCTATCACCCCTAATTTGTTGAGTAATTCCACTTCAGATACTGTACCCTTAACACTAAGGGTGTCTTTTTGTATCTGTATATATCTATTCTGTATGATATTGTCTGATTCAGTTTCTTCAACATCTATAGACTGGATCTCGCATTGTATAGTTGCAGGCTCTATCTTAGTACTTCCAACATAGAACACACTAGGTGTTATTCCTCTGTATATATACTCTATATAATCTTGTCCTAGCCACGGCGATACTTGTATATTAACTTCTGACGGCGTACCTGTTGTATTGTAGAAGTGTTCAGCAGGAGCTTCACCCATTATAGCTCTGTTGATGAAGAACTTATCCTCTGAGTCTATTAAGCTTAGTGCGTTATTCACCCCTTTAGGTGCTGCATATATAGATGTTGGATCTACTCTCTTACTGCCTGTTGATTCATCTGTCTTATAAGTATACAATAAGCTTGTGTTTGTGTTATCTAAGTAGTCTATTGTAGGTATAGCTTCGGTTATGTTAGCCCTCTGCTCTCCTGTTAAGACTTTAAGGATTGTATGATAATCCTTTATCTTGTTATTATACTTTGTGAACGAGAGTCTGAACCCTGATCCTCCTTCATATGTACCTTGCTCGTCATATGTCTTAGTTCCAGAGTTGCATATTACACCATCTTGTTCTAAGAGGTCTACTATGAACTTATGTGTTGCATAATTTGCATAATTACTTATTAACTTTGCCATTTGCTCTCTCACTTTACACTATATAGTCATATTCCTTTTTAGATATAGACTGTATAGATAATTCATCGCCTATAGGGTTGATTCCTAAGTCTGAGTTCAAGATTGTATCCAACATTGATCCTCTCGATGTTGTACTATCACTTCCTCTATTATTGATTCCTACTATATCTGTTGTTGATAGAGATCCTAAGGCTGGTAAGTGTGCAGCCCCTCTTGCTCTAGCTATCGCACCATCAGAGCCATACATATAATTACGTACTACTTTGCTCATTAGGTTATTGCGTAGTATACTTCCTATCTGTGAGTTTAAGCCACTCTCCTCACCATACTTAAATTGTGATAAGTCGTTTAAGGTTCCTAATGTCTCTGAGAGGGCTTTGTCTATTGCACTCTCATAGTTTAAGCTCATTATAGTAGTCTGGTAGAAGTCCTCATTGAACAACCCTTCTATTATATTATACCAGTCGTTGTCTTTATATTTAGATAATACGGCTTCTCTTACACTTATTGTCTTAAGTGCCCCCGTTAGTAATGAGGGTACCTGTATCTTAACCCCAAAGATTAACTTCTTAACAGGCTGTATTGTCATAGCTGCTAACTTCTGCATTTGTTGCTGCAGATACTCTGTTAACTGACTGCCCGCCAGGCCTGCAGACGCTCCTCCAGTTACCCAAGCACTTACTAGGTTGACTGTTATAGTTACCATAGGTATAGAGGCCTCTACTACCTTCATTATATTCTGAGCTGTATTGACCATCTCAGCCATAGTAGACAATACACTACCATATGTTTGTACAGCCTTAAGATTGGATACTGCAGATGTTAGGGAGGGATCACTTGTTATAGAGTTTAGAGCCTGTGTACCTAAGTCTGATAAGCTACCTAACCAATCATCTCCCGAAGTTCCTAGTAGATAGTTAAGTAAGTTCTCAAGTTTAGAGGATAGAGTCTTGGTTGCGTCTTTGAAGTTTACAGCGTAAGGAGCTACCTCTCCCATTAAGGCCCCTAAGGTTATATTATCCTTAGTATTCCAGGCATCCTTGATTCTCTGTATCTTAGATTCTAGGAACGATAATGATGCGCTAGCAGCTGCATCTGCTACATCTGTATATTGATCAGCCTCAAAGATACCACTTGCATTGTCCCCCAGCGTTCTAAGTTGAGCTGCTACTCTCTTGTATCCTGAAGTTGCTGTTACTCCTATGTTAGATATGTCTGGGGCATCTATTCGTGATCCTTGTACTCCAAAGGCTTCCTGACTCCAACCCTCCGTTATTGTCTTAGATAGACTATTAGCTGCTCCTATTGTATTTGTCCACTCTGCCATCTTATTTTATGCCTTTACATATGACGATACAAAGCTACCTTCGGCTGTTGAACCATTGGTTACTACTACTCCTGCAGAGGGGTTTGTACCTAAGCCAACATATGGTGCTTGTAACTTAATCTCTGAGCCCGACATACTTACTCCTGTAGAGTCTATCTTAAGGGAGGTACCATTAGATACTCCACCTATATGTATGTAGAACTGCGTGGGTCTCATTATTAAGATTGAGCCTGAACTGTATGCTATGATTGTACCCCCAGTACTACGTTCAATGAAGTGGATGCAATTAGAGTCCCAATATGTAACCTTAATATCAGTGAACACCACTCGTTCACCTAATAACTGGGCCGTAACATCTGATATCTTGTCTTGTAATGACTCCTTGGGGATTGATAGTGGTATTGTTGTGCTACCTCTTGTTAGGGTATTGTAGTCATCCTCGCTATAAGCTGCATAGTTAGCTAGACCTAGTACATAGCCGTTGTTGAACTCATCATCACATATACACCACACCAACTCGTTCTCTTTACCTGTATATAACTCGTCTCTGAAGAACGAAGGCCATATAGGGCAATCTGCTGCCTCTAAGGTCTCCATATGTGGGAGTATTCTAACTTGAAGTCTACTGTTTGTACTAGACGCGACGCCTACTACTCTACCTATATATAATCCATAGCTCATATTAAGTTAGTTAATGTGGCATGTGGTTTGAGCTTAATACCTTGCCAAGAACGCCGAGAACGTCGTAACTACTCCACTACCTGTATATTGTCGCTCTATATGATCTATAACATAGCCCTTAGTTACAATCCTATCCTTGGCACTTGTATCATAATTAGGTAATGCTACTCTTATTAAGGATCCTAGTGTCACTGCCCCTAATCCTAGACTGTCTACTTTACCTTGCATCGTGAAGGTTGAGAGGTTGGCACTTAGATAGTCCCGAGTAGCTATAGCCTCCGCATCATCTGGGGTGTAACTCCAATCATAATACTTAGCTGTAGGAGGCGTTGTTGTGTATATATCCTTATTATTGGACTCAGAGTTACTCAGAGATAGTGAGTTTGTAGGGGTCTGTGAGCTTGCAAAGGCTGCTACAGTGAAGTAGGCTGTTGTATCGGCTGAAGATGTTTGTGTCAGTGTCTGTAACTTGTAATCCTTAAGTCTTATGTATTGTGTTGCAGATTCAGCCATGGCTGCTTGTGTTATGTAGCCTTGTTCAGCTGCAGCATCTGTTACAAAGGTGTACTTAACTTCTGAATTGAAGAAGTCTTTAAGACTCTTAAGATTAAGGGTGTTATTAGAGTCTGTATATAAGTATAGAGGTGTGCTCTGTGATAAGCCGTATCTTAAGATCCTCTTCATGTAAGCTTGAGGCGTCTCAGATATCCTGTAGCGTTTATGGGGGGTATCTGTTGAGCTGTTGATATTAGCCTTCAGTCCTGTTGGCTCAAACTCTGACTTGTATAGCAATGCTATTATCTCACTTACACTACCGAAGTATGAGGCCGTGGCTATTGTAGAGTTATAGTACCAACTCGATATTAAGGTTATGTCCACTGTAGATGTTACTGTCGAACCTGCTTTATAATTGTTGTTAACAGCCAGGACTCTCATGTTACTGATATACTCTAAGTTGTCCCTGCGTAGGGTAACAACAGCTTCGGTACCTATATTAGTGCTTAGAACCTTGTAGTATTGTTGTGCTATATCTGTTATATTAAGTTTGACTCCAAAGTACAGTTTGTGGATATCCTCTACACAGGAGAACGATGTAATTAGATCTTGTGGTAACTCACCTATACTTAATAAGGGGAAGTTAATCTCAAATATTGCCATGCCTAATCGTTCCTCTTAGTGAAGGAGGATTGTATATCCCTTAACTCTGGGAAGTATACCTCATCATTGGGTTTAAGTAGGTTCTTGTGTGCTACGCCATTAAGAGTTAGTACAATGTCATCGTATACTGCAGCACCATATATTAAGCTGGCTTCATTCCAGAACTTAATAATCTTAGAGTCTGTCATTGTATCTTTAAGAGGTATCTTGGACATCTTGAAGTTGAGATAGTTTAGAGATAGAGGATCTGGATAATATGATCCTGATACCTCGTCTTGTACTACTCCTGATGTCATGAAGTCATATCTACTGTATGTTGCCACTTCTAATTACCTCCTTAATTGAGTCTGAACCTTGCAGCTAAGTTATCCTCGCTGCCTGCCGATAGCGCTATTGGTATTATATTATAGCACTTAAGTGTTATTGTCCCTGATACTGGATAACCATATTGATCTGTGTCTGAGGAGAAGTCTACTGTAGCATCTCTAATTAGGCACCTCTTCAGAGATAAGAACGTACCGAACTGCATCTCAAAGGTATAGTTCTCGTAGGATCTTGTTACTAGATTCTGTAAGTAACTACCCATCTTATCCAAGATACCCTCTCCACCCTCTGCATCAGTGGCTATCTCTGTACTTGTGTTCTTGTTGGCTGCACCATTATCACTATCATCTTCCCTGCTAGATGTAAACCACTCCTTAGCAGCAGAATATGCGTCTGTAAGAGCATCAATAGCGTCGCCAGCTAGATTACCTATTATAGTTCCTACTAGGGCCGCTCCCGTTGGGTACGGGCCGTTAACTGTAAAGTGATTTAAGTATTGAGGTAATACAGGTGCTAGTAAGTTTAAGATAGGTTTGGCTACCTCCTCCTTGGCATTCCAGATACCATACTTGCCCATAGAGAACTTAAAGGTGAGGCTGAACTCTAGTCCTTTAAGAGAGTCCTGAGCACTCCAGCTTGGTACTTGCGTAACCCACGGTGTTAGTGATGTTGTTGTTTGAGCACCACTAGTGCCTGTTAGACCTTGTATGAGGCCTCCTGCAGCCTCTACCCCTGACCCTATAATATTGGAGATGTTGGTGTCCTTACCGAAGCCCATCTTACTTGCTACTTTGGAGATAACTCTGGACTTGCCAAGCCAATTACTAGCAACGTTACCCGCGGCAGATATTATTGCCTGGAGAGGGTACTTATCACCCCTGCCATTATCTATAGATATCTGTGGGAAGTTATCTTCAATGTAGAGATCTATATTGTTGTTAACATTAAGGGCATCTAAGTTCTCAGAAGATCCTACTGCTAACTTCTCGTCTCCTCTATTAGTCAAGATGTACCGTAAATTACTCTTCCAGGTCTCATTTGTGCTAGCAGAACCGTTCCTCTTTATAGTTATTATTCTATTTGGATTAGGTCTCATCTAATTATCCTCTTCATTATCCCGGTATATTCAAACTTAAATCATCACTCTGTTGTTCACCTGTGCTCACTACTACAGGGCTCGTATCCTTCTTGGATATTGAGTCTACATAGGTTGTTATTGTACTGAGAGTTGTGTTGATATCATTAAGAGTGCTTATTATACGTTGATTGTTCTCCTCTTGTGCATCCGAAGTTATTGTTGCCTTGGAGTCTAAGGAGAAGATCATACTCTGGTACATACCATTATTATCTAAGTTTGTCTTGATACTGTTAACTTGCGCCTTCAATAATGTCTTTGTAAGATCTAAGATACTCTCTTGCTTGATAGATCTTAAGGCTTCAGCACTTGGCATGTCGCTATCACTAAGTTCAAAGACCTTAGAGCTAATAGCTTTGAAGAACGTGGTGGGTTTGTTGTTAGAGGTCTTATCATCCTGCAAATCCTTAAGAGCCTCTTTGATGTACTTGTCACTCGCCTCTGAAGATACTTGTCCTAAGGAGTCGAAGTAAGAGGTTATGTAGCTTACTATACCTTGATCTCTGGCTTGTGTTACTACATCTGTTGTCTTAAGAGCCTCTATGTCTTGGGGATTAAGTAAGTCTGATATTAAGCCCTTAAGAGCCTTGATGTTGTCGCTATCTGTATCGCCTCCAAACATACTTGCAAAGAAGTTCCCAACTGACTTGCCTGCTGAAGCTGCTCCAGACTCCTTAACTTCTGAGGATGCAGCTGCTTGAGCTAATGCTTCGAAGTAGCTCCCTATGTAGGTTACTACGCCTTGCTTCTTGGCATCCTTGATCTCATCCCAGCCTAATGCTTCACTAACTGTTACTTGAGTAATTAAGGCATCTGCTATATCTTTAAGGTTCTGATTAACCCCAGAATTTGTTGATAACCCAAATAGAGTACCTAAGAAGTTCGTGACTGACGTAGCCGCAGCCGCTGATACACTTGTAGCTAATGTGTCTATAGATTGTGACTTAGCTTGTGCCTTGAAGTATGCATCGATGTAGTATGTTACACCACTGCGTACTGCCGCATCTAACTCACCACTCTCGTCACCTTGCTTAATAGTATCAGTTGTCTGAGACCCTATAAGATCATTAACTATGGATTGTATGTGCTCATAAGACCTAGAAGGGGCTTGTATACCGAATATACCGCTGAATAAACCCTTAATAAACCCATTAATTGAAGAGCCTATAGATGTAGCTAACCCCGTCGCAAAGGTGTTCGTGGCCATGATTGCTGTTTGTGTGGCGAAGTAAGTACTTAAGTAGGCAATCATACCTATCTTAACTGCCTTGCCTACTGCCTCATCACCTGTATACATCGAGGCTGTTTGGGTATCTATGATAGTCTCAGTTATCTCCTTGAGCTTGTTGGAGGTCTTGTCTGACTCAGTTGCCTTGCCAAATAGACTTGTAAAGAAGGATCTAACAGCCTTACCCGCTCCTTCTCCTATGGCTTGTAATGTGCCCGATACTAGTAGTGAGGCCGATTGTTGTAGGAAGTATGCTTCAAGATATGCTATGAACCCTACCTTCTGGGCAGCTAGAACTGTCTTATCCTCTTTGAAGTCGCTCGCTGTTAAGTTCTGATTAAGCTCATCTATAATAGATTGCATGTGTGTGGTTGTGTCATCAGATACCCCCCCAAACAATCCCTTAACAATACCTGTCGCAACTGTTGCAGCTCCCGCCACGGCTAGCATAGGCTTCAAGAGGCTTATTATGCTTGCAGTAGAATTGTCACCACTGCTCTTATTATCCTTGTTACCACTGTTAATGATAGTATCTAGGTCTTGATGTAGCAATAAGAAGCCTGCAGGTATAACTGCATTTAAGTTGCCCGCAGCGTTGATGATATCACTAACCTTAGGAGCTGAAGATACTGTAGGCTTAGAGGTCCAGAAGTTCTCAAGTCTTGGTAGAGTACTCTTGATAACAGTATTGAAGTCTGAATTAGAGACCTCTACTACTAACTTACTCTGTTCATCTGTTAATATGCTGCTTACGCCGTCAGGTGTGTCTGCCACAATTATATCTCCTCTCCTTAGACTCCCTGAGATGCTACGCTCGCTTTGATCATATTAGCTAGAGTCGTGTATCTATTCTGGAAGTCGTGGAACTCCATATTATTAATCTCACTTAAACTTGTATTAAGTCTCAGCATCATCCCCGTCGTCATAGTCATCAGATCCTGATAACTGCATGGCTTGAAGGATAACAGAGAGTCGAAAGGGAAAGACCTGCTTGACTACTTGGCCTGAAATTGGGTTGAGCATGCTTACTTCAGGCTTAATCCCAAATCTCATACTTTGTTGCTTGGTGTTAAGCTTAGCTATCATACCATAATCAAGCCTAGCTTCGTCCTTTAAGAGCTCGTACTTCTCCCCTACTGTTAAGTTGCTTATGTCTTCACCGTTGTAATTGATTATTGATATAATCTTTGCTACTTCAGACAGAGTCTTGAGTCTCTCTGCTAGGTAGTCATTGTATGCCTTCTCTTCCTCAGGATCATAATGTATCAACTTATCTACCAACTCTGTATTGTCTGTGTCACTCTTAAGTTGGTTTATAATGTTCCAGTTGAACTGTATCTTGCTCTTTATACCTTTGAACTTAGCTTCTTCTTCAGCATAGTATGTGTCTAGCCAGTTCTTAATAACTAACTGATCCTTGTAGTGTATGTAGTCAAATATACAGTAGAATCCTGTCTTCTTGTTTGTAATTTTGATCTTAGAGGTAAAGTTCTCAGGAAGATCATATATTTCTACATCTTTGGATATATCTATGCAAGTTCTTGGTACCCACTTCTTGGTCTTAACATCTTCTAATCTCTTAGGCGTTTGTTCAAGTATCTTGTAGTCTTCTGAGCTTAAAGGATATGGGATGTCTTCTAACTTATTCTTGTAGAAGGTCTTGAAGATGTATAACATCAACTCCTCAACTTCCTTCTCATGCCAGTCCCCTACGTCTACATCTTCATATATCATATTGTTTAAGATACTTATAAGTCTGGCAGGTATCTCGGATTCTGAGGACATGGCTAACTCTACAATATCAGATACTTTGAAGTTACGAACATGTACTACCTCTGGTGCACCTACCTTGCCTTGTGTGGATAGTCTAACCTCTATATAACCTACTGGGATAGTTTGTATGTTGTCTACTACCCTCTCTGAATCCCTTAGCGTATTCAATATAATATTGTTATCTCTTAATCTCATATAATCTTCTTAATCCTTCTTCTTCCTTTATGTTAGGCCTCTTGGAGGCTTAATATAATTAGTTTGTAGGATGATTTGTTTGGATAATTTATGCATTTTTTTTTTGATAGGGCTTGAACTAATTTAATAATTAAGTTATTATTATATTGTAATAAGGAGAAACAAAGATGTCTGAAGACAAGAATTTAAATGCAGGTTTTGAAGCCCCAAACGCAAGAGGTTTGAGTACTAGAGCTAAGCGTGTTGCTAACCTCTACTCTGAACTATTAGATTTAGGAGATAATCTCCCTAGTCAGATTCCTACAGAGGTTTATACAAAGGCTAGAAGTGCTGTTAAAGCTATGTGGGATGCCATGTCAAGTACTTCTAAATCCCAGGGCGTTTCTAAGGGGGTTTACTATACTGATTCTGGGAATTACCCTAAAGAGAATGCTTTCATTAGCGTAGCATACTCTTACACCTGGGGTTACTCAGATAATCCATATGACAGAAGACCTGCTAGAACAAGTGTGACAACTATGATTGGTAGTGTGTTAACTCCTCGTTCTGAATATATCAATGACGAGAAAGCAGAAGCTTTTGGAATTGATGTTGGAAACCACAAGGTTATTAAGTTTGCAATTTGGCATAATGACGCTGCTTATATCTTTACATATTTTAAGGATATAGATGTTCTCTGTGAGAAGGTTGATGTTATTGAAGCTGACAGAGTTGTTAAGTGGGCTTATGTAGACGAGAATAGACTAGCTAAGGCAGTTCCAGATTATATGCTAGAAGAAGCTTTTGGGGATTTAGACTAATCCTCGAGTTCAGTCTGTTCAATTAATTAAGGAGGACCGAAGTCCTCCTTTATTTATACTACTCTACATCTCTGATTACATCATAGGCACGCTAGGTGCTGCAGGCACTGATGTCTTAGATTCAGGGATCGTCGTAATTGATGCCCCTGAAGTTAGTACTAGACTTGCTACAGATGCTGCATTCTCGAGTGCACACCTCGTTACTTTAACAGGATCAATAACTCCTTCAGTAATCATATCTACAATCTTACCTGTCAAAGCATTGAAGCCTTTACCTTGCTTAGCGGATGCAACCTTATCAGCAATTACTTCACCTGCCAAGCCTGCATTTAGAGCAATCTGCTTAACTGGTGCACTTAGGGCTTTAATTACAATATTGTAACCTCTTAACCAATCAGCATCTGCATCTGTTGGAGTTTTAAGCTTCGAAGCAATCTGACATAGAGTTGTACCACCTCCTGGTATAATGCCTTCTTCAATTGCAGCTCTTACTGCATTGATAGCATCCTCTACTCTGTACTTCTTCTCCTTAGCTGCAGCTTCTGATACATCACCAATGTTAATAACAGCTACGCCACCTGCTAATCTTGCTAAGCGTTCCTGTAATTTTTCCTTATCGTAATCTGAAGTTGCTTCTCCTACCTGAGTTCTAAGCTGTGCTATTCTACTCTTAATCTCATCAGAGTCTCCTTCACCACCTATAATAGTTGTGCGATCCTTTGTAACCTTAATAGACGATGCACTGCCTAATTCATTAAGACTAACGTCTTTAAGGTTTGTACCCAAATCTTCTGAGATCATTGTTGCACCTGTTAAGATTGCAATGTCCTCAAGCATATCTTTCTGTCTATCGCCAAAACCAGGGGCTTTGACAGCGCATACTTTAATTAAGCCTCTTAGACTATTAACTAGTAATGTTGTGAGTAGGTCACCTTCAACCTCCGGTGCTATAATTAAGAACTGCTTACCTGTCTTAACTACCTTTTCTAGTAGAGGCATAAAGTCCTGAATGTTGCCAAGCTTCTTATCTGTTACGAGGATAAGTGGTTCTTCATATTCAGTTGTAAGATTATCTGAGTTTGTGCAGAAGTAAGGTGATATATAACCTCTATCGAAGCTCATGCCTTCTACAAAGTCAATGTATGTTTCGGTTGTCTTAGATTCCCCAACTGTAATAACTCCGTCAGATCCTACCTTTTCAATAGCATCTGCAATTAGACTACCAATTACAGGATCATTATTAGCAGAGATCTCCGCTACTCTTGTAATCTGATCTTTACTATCAATCTCCTGGGCCATCTCTTTAAGTTTAGTTACTACATCCTTAACGGCTTCATTCATACCGTTTCTAAGCTTAATTGGATTTACACCTGTAGATACTGCTTTAACTCCTTCTTCCAAGATTGCCTTAGCTAGTACGCTACTCGTGGTTGTACCGTCACCAACATTCTCATCCGTCTGAGATGCAATATTCTTAATAAGCTGTGCACCCATGTTTTCTAGAGGATCACTTAATTCAATTGCTTTTGCAACAGTTACACCATCTCTTGTTACAGTTGCTGGACCATATGAGTTTTCAATTAGTACGGTTCTTCCCGCTGGTCCTAATGTCTGAGCAACAGCATCTACCGTCTGCTCTACCCCCTTCATGAGGGACTTTCTCATTTCTTCATCAAATGTAATATTTTTTGCCATTTATATTTTCCTTCTATATTTGACAAGTCTACTCTCTATACCTAGAGAGTAGATCTTTTATTTAGATTTTTTTTACACAAACGATACACCGCAGTTAGGGCATGCTTCTACAGATAGAGGTGCTGCAATACCACACCCTTCCTCAGGGCAACATGCTAGCTCTTCTACAGGACAGTCCCACTTAATATCTGTGACTCTGCCTGATGAGTCTTTGATAACTTCTAAGACCATTGCCTTCTGCTCGTCTGTTAGAACCTCTGGATGTGGTAGATCTCTCCAAGCTTCTTTCTTTGTTTCAGTTTTTACCTCAGCCTTAGGTGCTCTTCTAGTAGGGGTAGTTGATTCAACTGTAGATGTTTCCTTGACTTCTTCCACAGCTGATGCTGATGTAGTCTTATTCTCATCTGCATAGAGTTCATCCCACATCTTCTTTTCACTTGCCTGTCTCTCTACTAGTTCTTCGTAGAACTGTGTTCCAAGTGCTGCATCTATTCTCTTAATGGTATTCTTAAGTTTGTTATATAACTTTGTATATGTTGTTACTCTGTATAACTTCTCTAAGTCATACTTTTCCCAAGATCTCTCTTCAGCAGTTAAGTCAGATTCTGTTGAGATTATATCTCTTACAGATGCATCTACTTCCATTGGTGAGTGCGATGCATTTACTACATTGAACGGATTATTCATTGATCCTGTTCTTGTAATTGCCATATCATACTTCTCCCAGTTACCGTATGATGCAAAGAGATGATTTAACTTGGCTGAGATTGCATATGCTGAGATACCTTCATCAATATATTCTGTACCATTGGCTCCTGTTGATGATCCTTTGGCAAGTAATACTGTATGCTTATTCTCTCTATGCCACTCCATCTGAGATCTGTCAATAACGTTCATCATGAGGACTTCCTTGCCCTTCCAACCTTTCTCAAACTTTGCCCTAGGATCTGTCTCATCTAAGCCGTTCTTATCTACTAGATTATAGATATCAGGGAACGCCTCTTTTACTGGGAAGGTCTTGACACCATTAACCCACTTGACCCCGGAGACTTTCGTGATGATCTTGTTGATGATGTAATTAGGGTCTTCTGAGATAGATGGTCTAATGAGTCTGAACTTCTTACCATCATCACCCATAATCCATGCCATGGTAACTGTTCTTGCTGTATAGTTGTCTAACTTTGAATTTGGTGGGCCACCCTGAGCTCTAATAATCTTTGGTACATTTGGTGTTAGTGGTGCCCATTTAATGTCTTCATAGTCTCTTGAATAAGAGTAGCTGTTGTTGCTGTTGCTTCTAGCTGCCTGTGCTTCCTGTTCTTTTGCATAAGCTAAGAACATGTCATCGAATGACTTGCTGTCCATGTTTTAATACCTCTTCTTTAACCACATAGGGTTTCTTAGTTTGATTGTTGATCTCTTCTGGATCATCTTCTATGTTATTAATATAACATTATATTTAGTAGTATTCACCTATTTTAGAATTTTTTTTCTTATTTAGGAGGCTTGACATTTTTATTATAATGTGCTATTATATATATATAGATAAGGAGATATAAGTTATGCAATTTAAGATTGAGTCAGTTACACGCGTAGGTAATACTACTATATCATGTCAAGAGCTTATGGAGGCTCTTAAGTGGGTGGCACCTAATACCCCAATCTCCATTAAGATAGACGATAACTACGCAGGTGTCGCAAGTGTTGAGCTTGAAGCCACTCCTGATGGTAATGAGGATCATGAGGTCACAATCACTCTTAATACTTAATCTCTCTTCCTATCTATTTTCCTTTTCACTCTTAATTATTAAGCCTCTTCGTGAGGCTTAATTTTGTAGAAGTATCTCTTAGTTGTAGCATATGTTGGGAACGTCTGTAACTTGTACTTCAATAACCCTCTAGAAGCTGTTCCTAAGTTAACCACAAACGGCCTTTTGTTTAGGTTATATAGATATCTATAAGATAGATAGTCTAGATATCTAGATATATTCTTGAAGCGAGGATCATACTTGCCCAACATGTAAGTATAGGTTAACATACCACTCTCATCAAACCTACCACAGTCAAACACCGCATAGCCAACTAAGACATCCCCTAAGTAGAAGAACAAGTTGATAGTTTGACCCTTAAGCCTACTCATACTTTCTTTAAAGTATCTCTTATCATAACCTAAGTGAACATTCCAACCATAATTCTTATCCCCAATTCTATCCCACCATACATTCATTAGGTTCTCTAGTTGTGCTTCATCTTTACCTGAGCAATCCCTCAGTCCTCTCTCAACAAAGATTTTGCTATACTTATTACGTATATTCCTTAAATGCTTATATTTAGATCCCTTTAACTTAAAGAACTCCTTGTCGAAGGGTCCTTGTGTAACTTCTATCTCTGATGAGCTCTTAGTAGGGCCAGGGCTATCCATATACATATACGACACCTCAGCATTGTTATCTTTGAAGCTAGGATCGAAGGTTACAATCTTAGTATGAGCCTTATCTTTATAATATGTGAGAGGCCCTATTAGTGTTGCTGCTTTAGGTAACATGCCATATATTGATATGCTGTTTGCGTAATTCATAACTTCTCCATTGTCACACATACTTCGTTATTCTTTGTATTGCCCGCCTTCTTAGTTAGATGGCTTCTGCTTGTTTGATAAGGTAGTCTCTCTAACTCTCTTAATCCTAAGTTCTCCATAATACTTGTCATATCTTTGAGTAACTCTTTACCCTGATAAGACTCTATCATTATTAGGGTGAACCTGCCTTTACTTCTTAACTTACTTGTACAATTACTTACCGTAGGAGTCCAATATTTACTTAACCACTCGTCGTATTGATGATAGCTATCTATAGATTGAGAGCCTCCTGAATATATCTCTAAGTCTAGGTATGGTGGACAAGCTATCACATAATCAACCTCAGGGATAGTTTGATACATTCTAGACTCTTCACTGCCTCCTCTGTAGAACCTACTCTTAGTATCACCTAACTTGTGTGCTAACTCCGCAGTATTGGCTGTTACAGCTGCAGGATCTATGCCATAATATACTTTGCCTAAGCTATTGGCAGCTAGGTATCTCGCAGACCAACCTATTGAAGGGTCTAGCACTTTATTTCCCTCGCAATATCTAGATATTAAGAACTTGGCTACCATAGGCTTGAAGTTGCTCGGGCTGAATCCTATCGCTGAACTCCTGAACCCTTGTATTAGCATATCGTCAGACATATCGAATAAGTAATGTGCCCCCGCTTTGTACCACTTACCCCTCTCTTCCCAATCTGTCTTAGAGCTGGCATAACCCATGCGGTTTTTCAAGACCTTTAGGAGTAGCTTATCATCGTGGAATGCACTCATTATAGAGGGTGTCTTAGGCCCCTTGCAGTCCCAATAGCTTGGATTAATACTTCTACATATATCTAACCCTAGAGACCCACTGTTCTTGATCTCTCCTTTGTCATTTAAGACTTCTTTGGGGTCCTTGCCTTTGAGCTTACCTAAACTCTCAAATAGTTCACTCTTAGTCATCTCTGGGTATGGGAACCCTACTGTCCTATAGTGCTCAAACACCTTCTGAATCCAGTAGTCTTTGTCCTTCCAGATATTTTGAGCTGTTAGGATTGTACCTTCTAAGATAAGAGGTGTCTTAGATGAGTAATTAATGTAGCATACTTCTTCGCTCTCATAGTTCATATTATTATTATAACCTTAACAGGACTTACATTGCACTCAGTTTAGATTCATTAGCGAAGGCAAGAGATTCTGTCTCTACATTCTTGCATAATCTATTAAGGATTAAGGCATACTTATCCCAACTATCTAACAATCTCCTGATTGCTGCTACTTTGTTGTTAGCTACATTGGCTTCTCTTGTTAGTTTATGTAATTCTTCTTGATGATTAACTCTTACATATGCTTCAATCTCACTTGAACTACACCACTTCTGCGCAGATAGAGATAGAGGATTGAGCTTCTCCCTGGCTTCTATATACCACTCTGCTTGTTTGTCCTTAAGTAACTCATCTGCCTTGTAGGCCTCTTGCTTGGCCATGACGTCTAGACCTATTAGAGATGTTTGAATTCTGTTGTAATCCATTAAGGCATTGTTGAGCTCAAACCATCCTGGGGATCCTTGTAGCTCTCCTAAGTTCGAGTACTTCTGCATTTGACTTATCTGTTGTTCTACAAACTCAAGTAGCTTGTCTTCAGCTGTCTTCTCCTTAATCGTAGCCGTGTATGTGTCGAAGGCATTGTCTACATCTGAGAAGCTGTTCTGGGGTGTAGTGGTCTTGTTGGGACTTCTAGTTGGTATCAT